AGTAATTTTATACTATCAAAAATAAATGCCTTAAAGTGATTTAAACTGCCGTTTAAATCACTTATCTGCTTTGCGAGCGATCCATCAATATTCGGGTTCGCCTGCCTTGCGTCCAGTGCAAATCCCGCCACAGTCGTTGTCTGGTTATTTACGATACTTTCCGGTTGCAGTGCGCTTCCGATCTCCTTTTTCAGCGTAGGGTTACTAAGAGTTGTAGGCTGGTATTCGTGTCTTATAGTGCCACGTTCTAACTGGAATTTTATAATACAGTTAGTTAAAGTAGTACCAGCTACAATATATAAACCAAGTTCATCACGATCAAAGTCATCGGTTTGCGAATACTTAAAAATAACACTTAATGTTGAATTATTAACAGTACGGCAAGCAGCAATGTCCGTATTTATATTTTGTTTGTTTTTATTGGCTAAATATAAAGACGCTTGCCCTTTGACTGTAGTTATCGTCAACACGTAATTTTTTCCAATTTCTAATCCTAACTTGCCTATAAAAACAGTATAGTGCGCGGTAGCCGTAGCTGTACCGTTAGCAGTTACAGACCCATCTTCGTTTACTGTCCAAGTGATACCGTTATTCGTATAACTATCCGGTCTATAATATGGATAAGGTATTAAATTCTGCCCTTGCTGATCTGATAATCTTTCATTTAAAGAAGTATTGCTAATCGTAGTAGGTTGATATTCATGCGACATCGTACCTACTTCAAGCATTGGCTTAAATGTAATATTATTAGCAGTTGCGCCGTTTCGAATAATCAACCTTATTCCATACTGGAGAGTATTCTCATCATTTGCTGTATATATTTCAGTTCCTTTCATTGAAGAAACTCCGTACTTCCAATTGGTAGGATTGTTTTTATCATAACGAACAAGCTGCATATAGCCAACGTTTGTATGCTGTTCATCAGTGAGCCCATCGCTAATAATATAGGTATTTCCTAACTGAAGCGATTTCATGGTAGATAAATTATATGGATATATCAATGAATACGCTGCCTCTTTACTAGCCGTGCCATTAGCAGTTACAGACCCGTCATCGTTTACAGTCCAAGTGATACCGTTAGTATTCCCTTCGGTTCCGTCATATGGATAAGGTATTAGATTCTGTCCTTGCAAAGTCGAAGTTTTGTCAATTTCTTTTTTCAGATTTACATTGCTCTCTGAAATAGGTTCATAGGCATGAGCGATTATTCCCATTTCAAGTATTGGCTTTATTGCTAAATCAGAAACAGAAGTGCCTTTACCAACATTAATTGATAAAGAATATGTATGTGTTGAATCACCAACAAAAGTCTTTGTCACTGGTGTGTCAGATACATTTGCAACCGCCTTACCAATAGTTTCATCATACACATATACATACACGCTTTTTGGGAGTCCTTCACAACTAAGAGTATAAGAAGTATCATCAAACTTTAATGTCTTATATGCAAAATTATAATAGGCATTATTCTCCGCAGATGCAGTTCCATTTGCTAAAACTGAACCATCTGACTGAACTGTATATGTTATTCCATTTGTAATTCTATTTGTTAAAGGATATGGAATTAGATTTCTTCCCTGCGAAGTTCCAACACCACCAAGCTTAGTCTTTTCTTCGCTTGTATAATCATTAGAAGATAATCCCTTACCTTCTTCCTTTACAACAAGATTAGAGATATCTTGATGTTCAGTAAGATATCCTGCATCATTTGTAAACTCAGATACATTTGTTGGAACTATTGGAATTTCCGTCTTATCCGCTTTACCAATCTGTAATGCTGTAATAGCACTCTTATTATCCTTAATGGCACTATTCATGGCAGACGCACTTGTTTCATGTGTAGAAATCCAATCAGACATTTCCTTTAATGTATCAAAATCTTCAGGTGCACCAGCTACAACCTTTGCAATTCCATCCGAAACTGCTTTTTTTACCGAACCATTTCCCGTTCCATTAAGCGTTGAAATCGCCGTTTCATTAGCTTCAATTCTTTTCGTATTGCTCGTAATATTCGATGTATTCTGTTTTATTGCAGATTCATCTGTTCCAATCTTAGATTTAATGCTTTTTAATTCGCCAGCAATCACTTTATTCTGTAAAGGATTTGTTGAAATTTCTGATAAAGCATCGTCTACAGGAATTCCTTTTACAACACCGCTTTCGTCAATAGTAATAGTAGTACCATCAACTTTTGACGCAACGTGACCGTTTGAATCAATTAACGAAACTGGTAACTTTGAATCTCCTTTAGAGATATACAGTCTATCCTCATCAGAGGAAAATTCAAATTTGTAACCGTCAAGAGTGTCATTAATTTTGCCAATAGCCTCATCAATCAGTCGAATATTGCTTTTACCACCTTGACCTGTAAGTTGATCAAATACAGTCAACCATAATTCGCTGTAATCTGTTTCAGCCCACAACTTAACGCCAGTGTTACTTAATATTTCTGACATATATTTCCTCCTTTTAAACTATTTTCTTTCTGCCTGTTTCTGAGATTGTTTGATTATAATAACTATTTAATGATCCACTCATCATTTTTAATCGTATCAAATAACCAGCAGACATATTGACCTTCCCATTTGTAAAATTGATTTTATTATCTTCATTTGATTTATTAAAAACGCCTATCTGCATATGAACTTCGTTGTTCTTAACCTGAATATTATTATTATTATCAATTTTCAGTTTTTCGCTTAATAAAAGGGAAGAATTGTTGCCCTGTACAACAATATCAGAATTGTTTTTGGATTTAATTATTTTAGAAACTATGAAAGAGGATGTATTTTTATTCTCTATCTTTATTGTGTTTTCTTCTTTACTTTTGACATTTTCACGAATTAAAAATGTTGAATCATCATCAAACTTAATCTCATTTCTTGATTTTGCATGGAACAAAAACAAGACTCTTGTTAGAAATTTTGAATTACTAAAAGCCACGTTGTTTATGCGTGGCTTTAATATTGCTTTTAATGCTGTTTTAATAGAGTTTTTAATTTTAATAAAACTCGTATTAACAAGCTGAGTATATCGTGAAGCACCATGAATATACTCACGAAATGTTTGTCTATCCGAAATCTTGGATGATAAAATGTGATAGTTTATTCGCATACTTCACCTCGTTTTCTTTTATGCGTTCAGTACAGTAGTCGTTAGTCCTTCTGCTGGGATTTCAAGAACTGCACCAGCAGGAATTTCCTGTGCTCTCATAAGCTCTCCATAGAACATCATATTTCCACCAGTGGCGGCATCAAAAATTACCCAATGAGTTACAGGTGACGCTGCAGTTGTCCATGACTCCTGTGCTTCATCAAAACGAAATACTACAGAATTTGTAGTCGAACCTTGAACAGATTCGTTCCAATTAGTTGCATCACATTTTGCAGCAAAACGCTTATAACTAGAAACCGTAGGCTCAGTACAATTAGTTCCGTCTTCACTTGGAGCAGTTTTACTTACACCAATATAAATTGTCTTTTCTCCATTGCGAAAAATATTATTAAGAATTTGATTTTTTTCGTATGTATTAATCATTACGAATCCTCCTTATTTACTTGATCATGGGTTTGATTGAAATTTTGCCGAGGTCGGCTACGAATTGATTTCCCAACTTATCTGTAATAACCAACTGATGTGTAAATTTACCAAATAAGTTCTGTGTATCAGAAGAGGGAATTGTTATTTGAATTATGTTATCTGTAATATTTATTGTACCTTTGACAGTTGATTCGGTTGCTAAGACTTCTGTTTCTCCATATTTAGCCAAACGCCATTCACATGAAGATGCAGCAATATGATATTCTTCATCAAGAATATCATATAAATCTACACTAAATGTCTGCCGACATCCACCAATCATACCAAAGTCTGAATTGTTAAATACTTCACATGACATTTACTTTACCTCATTATTTTGTGACTCCTTTGTTACATTTTCTTTTTTATCCTCTATAATAGGACTATTAAGAATCACACTAATTTGTGCGATTCCTTGCGCTTGTTGAATTCCTGTAAAATTCATAGAATTCAGAATATTAAAAAGAAGTTGTATCTTATCTTTTGGATAAGAGACAACTTCCTGTACTTGTGTATTATTCTGTTTTTGTTCCATATTAACCCTTTCTTTATTTCTTTTTGAACGTGCTATTACACCATGATTTTGTTGCATAACCACTTAAGTCAGATGCAGTAACCATTTTACGATATACTTCAGACAACTTATCTGCTACATATTCATTTACATACGTTTGAACATAATCTGGTGTTGCTCCTGTCAAAATACCAGAACTATAATTAGAAAAATCAATGAGCCTAGATCCACCGCCATATGTTCCAACTGCAACTGAGTAAGATGCTTCGATATCTTTTGTACTTTTTGGAAGCGAAGAAGAAGTGATAAGTTGTTCACCGTTTGCAAAAATTGTACCTTTTAGATTGATAACATTTGATTGAATATTCAATTCGTTAGAACCATTTATATAATTACAATTCATAGAATTAGAGAATATACTATTATTACTTATTATTGTTCCGTCATTATTTCCATTAGATAATAACTGTATTAAGCTTGGAGATATTATACTTGTTCCATAGTCACCATCATACCATAAATATCCATTTGTAATTCCCCAATCACCAATTAACCCCGCATTTGCTTTCATATTTCCATATTTATCCACTAAAAAGTTACCATTGTTTATATTAATACTTCCACCAATAAGATCTCCACTAAACGTACCTTTGTTTGCGGTTAAATTACCATCTTTATCAACCGTAAATGTCCCATTACCAAGATTGATAGAGCCACCTTTTAACTGACCGCTGAAAATGCCGCTAGAACCAGTCAAATCGCCAATAAAATGCACATTACCATCTGAGTCAACGTAAAACTGTTTGTTATTCCCCTTATAAATAGAAAATAATTCTTCACTTTGATTCGGTTGAATTCGTACAGAGTTATTACCACTTTTAGCAATAAAACCAGCATCATCAAATTTATAAGTACCTGAATTGTTTTGTAAAGTAAGATATTCTCCCAAAAATAATTTTCCTAAAATTGCTTCGGCATTTACGGCATAAACAGTATTTCCATTTTTGTCAATGGGAATCTTACCGATAGCCATTTTTGCACTCTGGAAACCATCATCTGAAAATACAATTTGGTTGTTAATAATCTTAATCTGTTCGGGATCAAAGTCATTCTTCTGTTCATTCCATTGCCTGAACCACATTCCAGTTTCGTCCCATGATTGATGTTGATTTTTTACAGGAATATTTGCAACATCTAATCCATATTTCCGCATTTCCTCAACAAAGTTACTCTGATTTACAGACTTATCGTATTGGTCTTTGTTAAACTGAAAGCTCATAGCAGCAGAGTTAGCCTGTGAAATGATACTGGCTACATCATTACATACACCATGCACACGAATAGCATCAGAGAATGTTACGTCAATTTTACTTGTGTCGTTATAATCAACTGTAAAACTAATCAATCTCAATTTAATTACAGTATCATAATCAGTAGCCATTCTTATGAAGTTGCCAAGTTGGAAATACTTTAAGAATCCTTTGAATTGTGGAATAGTGAGAACATTAGAAAGAGTAGAAGTGTACTGATATTGTGGTCGGCATTTCTTGGATAAATCCTTCCATGCAACATCATATAGCTGACGTTCAATGTCGAATCTCTCTGTATCAGTTGTATTATCTGTAGTAATATAATTGTCGTTACTATATGTTTCCTCTACAACATAAGAATCAAGTGTTTTCCATTCATCCTTAGTAAACCATTTATCCATATCCAACTGAGATTGAACAGCATTTCTTTCTGCGATAATAGAATTATATACATCTGTAGCAGAATCAACCTCAGACTTTCTTTTATTGTATTCGGCAGTAACATTGTTCAAATCCTCAAGATTTTGCTGATACAGATTATAGTTAAAAGAATTTGGCTTATTCATACCTTGGGCACAATAAACTTCATCTATGTTCTTGAACGATTTAACCTTTGAATCCAGAAAATCCAATCCATATTTCGTCCAATCCTTAGAATCCAAACTATCAGGTAATCTCGTTTCAAGTTCCTGAATAACACCAATCTGATCACCAAGATGCTTCATAATTTCTTCGTACTGTGGTTTTAAAGATTGATATTTTTCATTATATAACTTTACTTTGTTCTGAATAGATTCTTCCATTTCAGGTAAATAATATTCAAAATTATAAATCTTATTTGTGCTATTTGGATTGACTTCATTGATATAAATTCCATCACCACCATTTACACGATAGCATGTAATAATGCTATTTTCATCAATGCTTTCTATCATAGACTGCGCAAGATTATCCATTGAGATATAGATATTTGTATCTTCTCCATAATCGTCTAAATCATAAGCATTTATAGTCATATTGAATGTATCGAAAACAAACAAACAATTAAATGCTTCTGATACATCACCAGTCAAAAATGAATATATATCTATATCGTCCTCGTCAAAACTTCTTTGTTTGTTAGCAAGAGTAGCATCTACATGACCAACCGACCAACTTGGAGCAACATTCAATACACGATGCAATAAACTTCCTTTAGGGTTTGTAGGATCGTAGAAGATGGTCTTTACATAATCGTCATACAAAATCTCGCCCGTATTACATTCAAAATCAATGAGTCGCTTGTTACACAATGTACACTCTAATGAATTTGCTGTAATACTTTTTGAGATCCCTGTATTCTCAATATTAGTCTCCGCATGAATTTTATACCAGCCAATACCCTGTACCATAATCAAACGATCTTCTTGAAAATCGTCATAATGTTCATATTTCTTACCATTGATATCTCTATAGATTTTAAAAGAAGCAGTCTGATAAGCATTTAGATTAAAAGTAAGAGATAAATCATCATAAATACTTACTGCACCAAGAAAAGTTTTATCCTTTTTAGCAATGTAGATAATTGGTTTTTCAAGATTGTTCAAGAAATCAACGGGTAAATTAAATGATTGAACCGCCATCAGATCACCACCTTCCTTATTGGTCTATATTTCATAGTAAGAGTGCAATTACCCTCAACCTTAAATATGTTCGTTCTCTTGTTAATGTCGTTTACAATACGTGGAAGTTTATAGTTGGTATCGTTGTAGATTTTATGTGATATAGCTGTAGAAGTGATTTCTAAGATTGTTCCATCAATTTTTATAACTTCATTATTGATGCAATTATCCAGCTTGAAAATTTCACCCGATGTTTCATTGGTAATTTTGAGGTTACAAGCACTGGAAATATCAATTTCTATATCGGGATAAATATAACCAATTTCATCACTCATATCTACAAACTTTAACATACCAATACCATTTTCTGTTGTTGCCTTTAGTGTAATTAACTGTCCAAACCCAAATGGGGCATCTGTTGTCCCTGTGATTGTAATCCCAATAATATCACCAGCTATAGAAATAGGGGATACATTTAATTGTGCATTAAAATGAACTGTATCATAATCTAATCGTGTAACTGTGAATTCCTTATAATTATCTTTCCTCTGTAACCATCGAGCAATTGCAGAATACTCATATGAATCAATTGGCTCAAAATTCTGTTTCATAACTTGGAATTCAAACTTAATCGCTTCTGAATAACTTGAATTTCCATTTTTATACCATCTATTTTGAATAGGAGAGGAGGTTAGTGTAAATTCAATATTGCCACCTGTCGTATCAGATGGAGTATTCCCGTCAAATTCACATACCATCAGTCCATACTCATCAGAGGTCTTATTATCAAAAGTAAAACCACGAGTTTGAATTGTCATGGCAACCTCCTTTCTTTTTACATCATTTTCTTCATTTCTTTTTCATATTTCTTTTTGAGTTTTTTCATTTCTCTGTTTGTGCCAGAAAACTCTCTATTCAATTTCTGCGTCTCAGAAATAATATCCTGTAATTCTTGAATATCACTTCCAAAACTTTCAATTTCTTTCTGTAATTCAGTATTCTCTTCCTGTAACCTTCGAATCTGTTTATCACGTTCAAGAAGCAGTTTTTCGAGAATACTTACTTTTCTTTCATTAGTCACTTCTGACATACGTTTTCCTCCATTAAAATAGGAGAGAACTATTACATCCTCTCCATAAATTATCTTCTTACGCCTTTAGCATAAGTAGCTTGGTTGATCTTTCTTACAACATTTTCAGCCTGTTTTTGAGCAACACCTTCCATCTGTTTAACAATCTGATCGGTGGCAACGCCTTCAACAATGGTTCTATTATCAATTTGATAAGTAGGAGATTGGGATGAAATTTTCTCAATAGGAATGTTCTTCAGATTGCCAATGATAGAGTCAATCTGTGGAATAACAGGCTTAAAATTCAACAATGCTTGTGTCTGTTCCTTAGAAAGAACAGCTTTGCCACGTTGTAAGAAACTAATACCATCTTCCCCAGAAAGTTTAACAAGATCCTTAATCACACCGCCAGTTGAGAACGAAGCGTCTTTTATAAGTTTCTTGAGAGCTGAAGTAATTTTTTCTCTATCATTCTTACCAGACAAATCACTTTTTACAGATACACCAAGTTTCTTCGCAAGGGCAACTTCATCAGCCTTACTCAGAACTTGTCCATGCTGTTTATCATAAAGATACTGATTAAGAGCACCGTAATACGATTTCTTGTGTGTTGCCGATACTGAATGCTTAGATATCCATTCCGTAATATCACTTGCTTTCTTTCTGAGTTCGTACAATTCCTGTTGCTTGTCAGCATCATTACTTCCAGAAGAACCAGAGCCGTTTCCGCTAGTTCCAGAATCATTTGGTGATCCAATACCTTGTGTGTCTGTAACTTTTGTCTCTGCGTACTTAGCACTTGCTTCAGCAGCTTCATCCGCAGCTTTACAAATAGATTGCCATGAAGACGCAATCAATCCAAGCTGTGCAGTAATGTTTGGAATGTTAGAAGATAATGTACTTGCATAATCACCTACAGCATCGCCACCATCTTTCCAAGCATTCACAATATAAGTAGACACATCATAACCAGTATCCTTTGCAATTTTCTCAATGTTTGATGCAACCTGTGAAGAGTTAGCATTAACATATGTGAGAGCATCAGAGAAGACCTTATTGGTATCTTTCAGGTAGTCTTCAGCAGACTCTTTACTCTTGGTGAGCATATCATCGAGTGCTTTTTCTTGATCGGATACAGAACGATCATACAAAGTATCTGACTGTTCTTTTTCGGCATCTTTCAAATCGGATTTCAATTGCTGAAGCTTTTTACGATTTGATTCTGATGAATCGCCTTCCAGTGCCGCAATCTGCTTGCGCAAATTAGCAATGTTCTTGTTTTGATCAGCAATCTTGGATTGAAAATCGTGCAAATCTTTTTCGGTTTCTAACAATTCCTTTTTCTTCGAAATTGCTTCTTCCAAAGCATCATTTTGTGCATCTAATCCTTGCTTTACATAGGCAACTAATGACTTCTTTGCTTCATTTGCAGACTTAATAGAATCACGCTGACCTTGCTGATACTCACGAAGTTTAGAGTTATAATCAGTAAGACCAATTTTTCCACTATTATACATCTCATTCAGATCAGCAATAGCATCTTTGTACTTTTGAGCCTCCGCAAGATATGTATCATAATTCTGTGCAGTCAACCCTATAGCAGTAATACCATCCTGCGTAATCATTCCCGTATTACTGTCAAATAGATTGTCAGAATCAAGCATGTCAACTAAGAAATCTGTCTCGTCTGTGATGTCTCCAAGCTTATTAAGCAACTCGTTAAAACGGTCAAACTTCAACTCATTGATAGATTTTTGAAACTCTGCAAGTTCCTGTTCGTCCTGTTGAATGGCTTCATAGACACCATTTAAAGCTTCTTGCGCTTCATACCATTCATTACTGCCAAACTTAATTGTAGATAATTTCTTTGCAAGTTTTCCAGCTTCTTCTTGTTTAAGCTTCATGTCAGATTTGACGGCATTTGCCTGACGTGCATAATAAGCTTCACCAATCAACTGACCTTTTGCTTCAGCTATATTAAGGGAATTGGAGACAGAGTTCTTTCTCTGCTCAATCAGCCCAGCTTTATTATCATACCTTGCCTGCACCTTATCAAAGCGATCTTTCCTAGCCTGACGAACATTAGAGGTATAATCCTCTTTAGCCTGATTATAATTATCAGTTGCGGTATTCTTTGCAAGAAGATATTCATTATGTGCTATGCACTTTTCCCTAAGAGTGTCATTTTCAATCTTGTTAATAAGATTATACGAAATTGACTTATTGGATTTTAAATTACTCTTAATAGAATTAAATTCCTTTTGAGTAAGACCAATGTTTTTAGCTTTTGTTTTTTTTAGAGACTTTGTAAGAGAACTCTTATTGGATTTATAACTCTTTGTTGCACCAGTATAAGCAGTTTTTGAAGCTGATAACTGGCTATTGTAGTTTTTAATAATCTGTTTATATAGACCATCAATATCAGACGTGCCGATTTTCTTTGTTGGATCAAATGTAAGATTACCTACCTTGGCATTCAGAATATCAATCTTTGTTCCAAGTTTCTCAATCTTATCAGAAGCACTGTCAATCGGGTTGTTCGCTAAAGTCTCATATAAATCCTTTAACTGATCCGTAAGACTGGCAACCTGTTCCTTGCAAGCTTTTGCTTTCTCATAATAGACCTGATAATCCTTTAATGCATTTTTCAGGTTTTCATTCTTAATAGAAGCGATACCATCTGAACCAAGTGTTCCTTCACGGATAAGTTTCTTATAATGGTCAAGTGTCTTGGATGATACACCTTTTATCTTTTTTACATTCTTTCCGCTGCTAGAAGATGTAGATGTTGCATTGTTGATTTTGCTAAAACGTGAACCAGATACAAAATCCTTACGAGATGAAAGTTTGGAAACTCTTACAGATGCGCCAGTATGAGGGGATTCAACAAACTTACCGTCTCCACCATAAATACCTACATGTGTGATGTTGTTCTTGCTTCCAAAGAATACTAAATCACCAGCTTGCAAATTTTTCTTCGATGTAATTTTTGTTCCCATCTTAGCCTGGTCAGCCGCATGATGTGGTAAACTTACACCAAACTTCTTATAAATCTGCTGTGTAAATCCAGAACAATCAGCACCACTTGTAAGACTTGCGCCACCCCAAACATATTTCAATCCAAGGTAATTTGTAGCAGCATCATACAAAGCGTTTCCACCTGTAGAAGAAGAGGAGGATGATGAAGATGATGAAGTTGTCTTTTTGCTATTCTGTGTTTTCGCAGCTTTATTGGCATATGCCATGTATTTCTTGTATGCTTTTTCCTGTGCAGTAATAGCCTTTGTTGTAGCTTCGATTGCTTTTTTGGTTTGATTTTTCTTCTGACCGAATGTGAGAAGATCATCAATCTTGTCTTTAGCCTTAGATGCCTTGTCTGTAAGATTGTTAAGTTTAATCTCAATAAAGTCAAATACTTCGGCTGCATCAGACTTTGTTTTTGATTTAGATTTGGATTTTTTTGATGACGGAGATTTATAACTTGATGAACCAGAAGAATTTACTTTCACTTGTGGTATATCTAACTTTGCACCAGCTGAAGTTGTTACACCATTTACAATATCCTGAATTGCACTGTTAATATTATTGCGCATTTCGTTAGACATAATTGGATTATCAGACAATCGCTGTTTTAATGCGGCAAGTTTATTTAAAGCTTCTGTGCCTGCCCCAGCCATTTTAGCAAGAGTGTAGATATTTTGGCAATCTGCATCAGTTACAATAGTATTTTTATTACAATACTGTTTTTCCAATGTGAAAGCTGCCAATTTTGCTTTTTCTTGTTCTGTAATATCACCAAGATTTTGAAGCTTAAGAATATCTGCAACTGTTGCATTTTGAAAATCTGTAGATGCATCAGCAGAAAGAAGTTTTTCAAACCTAAGTTCTTCTTCTTTTTTTGTCAGAGCCTCTATTACAATTTGCTCGGCATTTTTAACACCCATATCTTCAAGCTGAGTGATATAATACTGTTTGTTTTCATCAGTAAGGTTTGCCAAGAAGTTGCCATCATTTACCCATTCAGTAGCAAGAGCATTGGCTGCTTTCTGGCACTGATCCATGCTAGATTCAGAACTACCCATTACCTCTTCAAACTTATCCCATGATTCAAGACCACGGACTGAAACATCAAATCCTGCTAAATCAGAAGCGGATGCAACTGTACCATTTTTCTTGTCAGCAAGCATATCAGATATCTTAGAAATCTGTGTAGACATAGAAGAGAGCTGCGTAGAAGCGTTTACAAGACCATTTATTTTCTGTGCAAGTGCCTCTGCTGATAAACCTGTTTCATTCATCAACTGCTGACCACCAGCCAAACCTTCAAGTGCGTTTCCTGTTAATTGTCCTGCATTTGCAAGGTCAAGAAGGTCATCTGCCGCACCTTTTAAATCGGAATCGTCTGTGTTTTTGAGATTGAGCCATGCTTCGTCAAAAGAAGCGATAGATGGGGCAGCAGAATCAGCAGCATTACCCGTATCTTCAATAGCATCCACACCAGCATTCAAATCATCACAGAAAACTTTAAGATTAGAATCTTTTTCCCCTAAAAACTCTGCGCTATTAATCGCATTCATGAGATTAGGATATTTTTGTAATTCTTCCTCTGTAAGCTTACCTTCTTGTGCCAATTGTTGAAGATCTTCTTTTGATTTCTCAATTCCGTTTGTATTGAAAATTTCTGAAATCTGAGAATTATTCCATCCTACTTTGTCAGTGTAAGAGTAGATTAACTTAATTATGTCTGCAATTTCTTGATATTTTGAAATTGTATTTTTTTCATCGGAAGACAAAGATTCTCCATTAGACTTCTTTTTGACAGCATTATCATAGGCATCTTGAAGATTGTTCTTCTTCTTTGTGAGATCTTCAATATTATTATTTAATGATGTTGTATATTCATCTACAGTATCAATACAATCTTGTAAATTCTCTTCATAATACTTAATATCATCCTTAGAACCAGATTTCAAGGCTTTGTTATATCTCTTTTGTGTCTTTTCCATCTGCTCCGTATAATATTCAAAAGATGCTAAATTGCCAACAATATCATCGCTGTTTCGAGCTTCCTGAAATACGCCAGTTGCTTTTGACTGAGCAAGTTGAGTATCAACCGCATTTTTATCAATATCACCTTTCCCATATTGCTTATTAAATGCAGTTACTGTTTTATCTGCCGCCTCTCGCGCAGAATTAGCCTTCTCTTTTTCTTCAATATTTTTTTGAAGCTCTAACTGTCGAGTAGCTTCTTTTAATTTGTCTAATTCTTCCTGTTCAACATAGGTAAGTTTATCTTTCTTATTAAGTTCATCAATTCGTTTATTTTGTTCGTTTAACTGAGATGTCGTTTCTTCTAGTACGGATTTCGCAGAAGCATATTCACTAGTAGCTTTATCCATAGCTTCATTTGCCTTCTCGACACGATGAATCCAGTTATCTATTGCTGTGATAGCCAGTTGGATGCCTTCTGCGATAAGCATACCAGCAATCATATTTGCCGCCATCTTTAATCCTTCTAAAGCAATATTAGCAGCTTTAGCACCAATGGTCATTTGCTCTAATCCATTATTATAAGCAATAGCAGACTGTTTTGCTGCATTCTGAGCATTTTTTACATCATCAAGAGATACTTTAGTTAAGTCATTTTCTTGAACAAATTTTACTTGCCATTTTTCGCCTTCTTTTAGGCAATTAAAATAATCCTGCCAAGTTTTTTGACCAGCTTCTATTTTTTCTTTATTATTAAGAAGTGAAGCCAAAATATTAGATGGATCTTGATCATAAACAGAAAGGTCTTTTAATTTATTTTGTATATCAGATTTAGTAATAATAAATTTATCACTTAAATCTTTCTTAATAGAAGAATTTTTCCATGCATTCACAATATTTGATATTGTATAATCATTTGTTTCAATTAATTCATTAGAAACTTTTTTAAATCTATTTCCAATATCTTCAAATGATTTTCCAAATATTCCAAATTTTGATGAAAATGTATCTTTATCACTGTCAAATGTTTTGAATATCATACTATATTATCAATACAAGCTGTTTGAATGCTTGTCGAATTTTATTATATGTGATACAATTTTCATAAATTGGAGGTATATTATCATGTTAATGTATTGTAAAAAATGCGGAAGAGTATGGATGAAATTTGGTACTGAAAAAAACGATTGTGATATATGTGGATCAATTTGTTACCCTATTCCAGATAAATATTTATTAGTCTGGAATGGTGAAATTGACCATGATACTATTGATAAAAACAAAAAAGACCAATTCATAGAAGAGTGCGTAAAATCTTCACCAGAATTTGATGAATATCTCTTTAATAATCGAGACAGAATCAAAGCACAAAAATCTGCCGAATATGAACGAGATATGGCTATCGGTGATGCAATACGTCAAGGTGCGGATGTTAAAATAGCTTTTCGCAATGGTGGTAAGAACATGCCAAAATGCCCTACCTGTGGCTCACTTAATGTAGAAAAGATTTCAACTGGTAAGAAAATATTTGGCGGTGCAATATTTGGATTGTTCAGTTCAGATGTAAGAAACACAATGCACTGTAAAAATTGTGGAGCAAAATGGTAAACATATGTTCAGACTATCATAATATGGAATGCTGTGCTACAATAAATTTAACCTGTATATATACAGATGTAACTCATTAACCATACACCAATGGCTTAGAACCATAGAAAGCGAAGGTGTATTCACATCAGAAGTTTATACAATTCTGGACGTTCTGTCCCATATAACTTCCCAAGACGATTACTTAATAATCAGAAGGGAGGTGAGATATGGCACAGATTTTTACAATTTTGCTTTCGTGTTTTTGCACGATCGCAATTGCCTTTGCGTTTACCTTACTTGCAATAATTGCGATATTATTAGCTTGCAATGTTGTAAGAAGTGTAAAGTATTTTGAACTACATGCTGGCAAACATCTCTGGTTCAAAATTAAACGCAAATAACTTACATAATTATTTTAATTTCTGCTAGAAAATTTGAGTGTTTAGTGTAACACGGTGCACAATGGTATGAGGATGACATTATGTTATCCTCATATTTATATATTCTCTTTTTAGATATATTTATTTCAACAGCTATAAGGAAGTTTTAATTATGAAAAAATTCACAAAAGAAAAGAAGCTTGTAATTTTTCTACTTTTAATTATCACTATATTAACTGGTACAGATATTTACTCTTTATACGAATTAAATTCAGAAAATAATCAAATAATTGAACTTAAATCAAAAAATTCAAAGTTACAAAAAGAAAAATCGAATTTAAAATCAAAAAACAATGAATATTTGTCCAGAATAAAAGAATTAACAAACAATAGAATCGGATTAGAAATAAAATTAAACGAAAAGGATAAGCAACTGTCTAATTTAAAAGACAAACAATCTACAATAGATGATCTAAATAAGCTTCTTGACGAAAAAGATGATACAATTTCTGATCTTAAAAAACAAATAGAATCTTATAAATCATATGAAGATGCTTATTATGACAGTGATTATTATAATAATGATTATTCTGAAGAAAATAATACATATACAGTTTATATCACCGAAAATGGCTCAAAATATCATAAAGATGGATGTAGATATTTATGGAATAGTAAAATTGCAATTGATATAAACGATGCTATAGCAGAAGGATATGAACCTTGTAGTGTTTGTAATCCATAAATTTAACAAAAACACATACATAGTAAAAGAGCAGGAGATTAGTCCTGCTCTTTTGTTTCATTATATTTCTTGTTTACTGCTTGATTTAATACATTATCATATAGAATAATATTTGAATCGCAAATATCATCATAGCGGCTTACATTTTGATGTTTAAAATGAGCTATTACAACAATTTTACCAATATTGTGTAATGTTTCTACAACTTTTATATAATCAGTATCTCCCGATACAAGCACCGCAATATCATATGCATTTTGAAATCCTTTTGCTACCATATGAGTAGCAAGGTTTATATCAGTTTCTTTTTCCTCTGTATAATAAGTTCTAGGATCATTTATATCTAATTTTATATCATCATAAGTTCGTAATTCTTGTCTACCTTCAATAATTTCAAGATATGGTGTTTTCTTTAATTTAGTAAGCCATTCATAATATTTCGAGTAGCTTTCTATCTTCATTAGATCATCGCATGGCTTATAAGCAAATAAATAAGTTTTTAAAACTTCTGATTGAAATGGTATTATTTCATTTATCGCCTTACCTAAAGCCCAATAATTAATTGGTTTAAATGTTTTGCCTTTATAATGTTCTTTAAGATTTATATTAAAATTTTGATAATCAATAAAAACCATAACTCTATGCATATCATTTTCTCCTTTAAAAATAAATAAGGGAGTTTATAACAAACCCCCTTCCTGCCATTTGACAGAACATAAATATTCACTCATATATGAGCTACCAAAATTTATTTATGCATTTATTATATATCAAAGATAATAATAATGCAATATAGAACGTATGTTTACGCTCCGCTAATCTATTTTATCATATATATCTTAATTTGTATATATGAAAAATATTCCAAAATAATTTATCCAATTTCCTTTATAGCATCTTTAAAGAACTGCAATCGTCCATTTACCATATCACTATTAGATGTACCATTAGAGCAGTATTGCAAATAATCCAAGTTCGTATCATATGATGCTAAAAATTCGTTCAACCATTCCATATATTTAGAAGTAGATTTAGAATCTCTAACCATACGGTACATTCCATAAATGCACATTGGAATTGTACTTGCTTTTATTTTTACATCTTCTGGAAGTTCTTCATTCAACCTATCTAATGCTTTGCGCAGATTTTCAATTTTCTTTTCTGCAAATTGTTTTTCATTTGGATCTGCAATCTTATCATTATAATACATAATAAATTTATTCATATCTACATCTCTAAATGAAGTAAAATTGTTTTTATCTGTCTTTTCTGTAAGCATTAAACATTGAATAACAATATCTCTGTCAAGGTTCTTTTTAAACTGGGCAGGAGATAAAACTTTTTCAAAGAATGGATGATCAGCAATAGAGTAAATAATTTCTCTAACTTCATTGCTTTCAATAGTGCTTCTTTTCTGTCCGTTTGAAAGTTGGTGTCCCATATTTATTCTTTCAAAAATATCAACAATTTCTTCTTCGGTTGCATCTGTCATTGTTATAATAGAAATATCTCTGTCATTAAATCTTGACTGAACAGTTTCGTCAAGCTTAGAAAATTTCTTTCCTGCGATTTCGTATTCAGTCCCATCAATTGTTAATGGTTTTAAATTCTTTGATAATTTAAATTCGTCATTAGCAAAGGCTGCGATTGTAGTAAAACGTTGCTTAAAATCAACTACATCAATCTCTTTTGTGTCACTGTGTTTATTCACAAGTGCAGGGTAAATAGGGTAGTTTCTTAACAAAGTATCAATAAACAATGACTTCTCTTTTGGTTTCCAAATACCAGCTCTACGTTGAATTGGTAAGTCAAAATTATATTTTCCCTTATTGATTTCACCAACCAACGATCTTAAACTTTTCGGACTTGTTTTAATATCTTCCATCCAATTTGCCTCCTTCAAAAAATGCAAAAATTTTTATATTTTCACAATAGCATAATTGTAAAATTTTGTAAATAGAATTATTCAAAATTTGAATATTTTTCTTTCTGCATTATTCGACAAACTTACGTTCTGGATTGTAAAATTATGGCAATTTGATACAATAAATTTGTACATACACCAATTTTATGTACTACCCCCAATGTTACAATATAGAGAGTCTTTGATTTTCGGTAATCTCAAAGACAATTTAGCACTACAAGAACAGCAACTTGTGGTGCTATTTTATTATTCTCTATTTTACTCGATTGAAATCAAGATTTCTTGGTTTTGTTCCATCTTATCTACCTCTAGGAACTGAGAGTTCAAACTGATTTACACGAGATATGAGATAAGTTCATATCATTTAACATGTCGTGCCATGAGTACGGAATGCATATTATAGTAGCATCATTTCATATAACTACTACCAACGGTTGTCACTCTCTGAGGGCTTACCATTTTAAAGGTCTATCCCTGCGAACCAACTGAATTCATGAATTTTTACTGTACCTATTTAGTTTCCTTATAATAGGGTAGTACCATGAGTTTTACAGCCTTCCTCGCATATTGCGTCTTCGTTTATCGTATGTATAGCATACTTATCATAGTCCAAACTAACGTATCCGTTAGAAACCCTATGATGTCGGTACGTTCAAAACAATAACAATGATTTGATTAATACGCCACTAACGTATCAATGCCGACATTTTTAAAAGATAATGCTGCCGCAACTCCTGTGAGAATAGTTGGTAACAATCCAACTGTATCTACAAAATCAGTAGCACCTTTAAGAAGTGTGGATAATAAATCAATTCCATTCTTGATAGTTTCGGAGTCGATTACTTTAAACCAGAACTCCTGGGCACGATTTTCTAATTGTGCCATTTTACCATCAATACTATCAAGATAAGAGTTTAATTCTTTTTCTGCTGATCCCTCTGAATTTTGAGCATCTTCATACACAGAACGAAGCATATCTCCATTCTGAAGAATACTTGCGGCAATGTTGGCTCTATTTTTCCCTGCGATAGTCTCCAATAAAAGATTAAGATTATTTGTCCCTAATTCTTTATCTTTTTTTACAATATTGTCATATAAATCTGCGAGTCCTTGCATAATTTCATATGTACTTTTATAATTTCCATTAGAATCAAGAATATCAAAACCTTTCCCATCTGACGATGCAGCTTTGGTTGCATCCATGATTGTGTCTCTAAGTTTAGAAACGGTAGTAATCATTCCATCTGTTTCTTCGCCTAAATCTGAAAGCTCCTGTTTAGCTTCCTCTGTACCAACCAATCTAAGAGAAATTGTCCTTAAACCTGCCCCCACCTTAGATGGATCTTGAGTTATAGCATTGCCAGCCGTAGTCAACGAAACAGCTTCATTAAGATCGTTGTTCGCAGTTACCAATGCACTTGCGGAATCTTTAAGAGCAGTTGCTAAACCATCTGTCGAGATACTATAATTATTGCCAATATTATTGAGAACATCAATTATATCCATCTTATCAAGATCTTTATACGCCTGGCTCATTGATACAAGAGACTCCGTTGCTTCGTCTATTCCTTCAAACTCTGATACATTTAAAAGAACATTGGCATCCTTTGCACTTTCCGCAGCTTGATTCATTGATTCTCCGAGACGCATCCAATCTGCTGTGGAATTTTGTATCTGTTTTGCAGTTGTACCAACCGCATCTGCCGTATCAAAAGTAGTAGCTTGATAATCTTTCAAGTTTTGAACAGTCTCATCAGATACTTTTCGCATTTCTGTGAGAGCAGTATTAAGTTCTCTTACAACATTAAAACCTTCTTTACCAAGATTAATAACATCATAAACACCAACCATCCCTGCCATCTGTGCAGCAATCTGATGGAATCCGCTATTCTTTAAAGTGTCCCACAATGTTCTACCAGCACGACCAGCTTCAACTTCAGCATTATAAATCTTTAAGATTTCACCATGAATCTTGTCAAGACTCATACTAGGATTACCACTTTCAATTTCTGCATAGTAAGCTTTAATCTTAGCCTTTGCCTCAGTAGACATTTTGCTGTTTTCATTAAGAAGCTTATGAATTTTATCTAATTCTTTCTGACCAGAAACAAAGTTATATCCCTTTTCAGAAGCCGACATATTAGTAACAGTAGCGATAGTATCTTTGATTTTCTTTTCATACTCGTCCAATTTAGAAATATCATCACTTGTCACCAAACTAGCATCTTTACCTTTTAATTCATTAAGCAGAGTTTCATACTCTTTAACAGCATTCTTGACAGCTTGCACATTTTCCAAATATGTTTTACTTGTCCAACCACCATCATTGAATCTGTCAATAGTGGCTTGATATTTATCAACCTTACCATTATAAGAATCCAAACGCTTATCATACTTATTAAGGTTTATATTGGCATTCTGTTCTTTAGCCCGTGTATTTTCTTTAACTTTCTGAGTGTTCTGTTCTAATACATTATTCTCTTCTTTGATGGAATTGGTAACAGATTCTGTAGAAGCAGATGAAATATTCGATTCTTGTGGAGTAGAAGAGAGTGCCTTCTGTGCATTTGATAACTTTGCAAATTCCTCTACTAAATCAGAAACTTTAACAGTTGTAGTTTCTACCTGAGACTGCAATTCAAAAAATCTATCGGTAGGAACAGTATAATCGTCAAGCAACTGCATATGAGCCTTTAAATCATCAAACTGATTTTTTAACTCAGATACTTCTTGAGATAATTTTTTAAACTCTTCATTGTCAACTAAATTTACATCTTTCCAAGAAATACCACCTGAACCGATAGATGATAATTTCTTCTGAGATTCTTCGTACTTTTTGTTTAGCTCATTTATTTTATTCTCTATTTTTCCAATATCAGCAGCAATAGAAGAGGAGTTAATAAATGATTTTCCTTTTCCAATACTGAATATCTCAGTAAGTCTTTTATCAATCTGACCAAGCATATCAAGTGTATTGCCACCAATAGTCAAATCAATCGGATTCTGACCTGCCTTCTTCTGCATTTCCTTAAATTTGGCTTCAATCTGTTTATCATCGAAGTTTACATTTTTGAAATCGAGAATAACCTTGTCTGCCATTTTTTGTGCATTGGCAAACTGTTTCAATAGTGATTGCTCAATAGTCGCATCATCAATTTTTATGGCAAGTTTTAATTCTTCAACCATTTAACTTCTCCTTCCTATATTTCATATTTTTTTCTAAAGTCTTTTACTGTATTTTTGTAAAAATTGACCATTTCGTTATATGCATTGAAATTAGCTGGTACACCATATCCACCATGCCAATCACCACCATGCCAAGTTCCTAATGGATTAAAAAAGAATTTGCTTAAATAATCTTCACCAGAGATTTTTGATTTTCTACCATAGTCATTCATATCATCTCCTGAAATAAGAAAACTACTAGACACTTGTTTAGATGAAATAAACATAAAAGTTCTATATGAATTTCTTAAATTATTTGTTCTATCATAGTGTGGATGATTCGTCTGATATGGCTCTCCATAATACCAATCAAGAACACTTCTATAATGTTCAGTCATTTTATCTTCAAATTTCTTTGCTATCTTTTCAGCCTGTTTTTGTGCAATAGCATGTAACTGTTTCTTTAACTCTGGGCTTATATTTGCCATTTCATCACCTCTCAAAATTTCACTATTTTTTCACTAAAATAGGAGAGCAGTATAACCACTCTCCATAAGAAAAACCCTATACGCTTTGACACGCATAGAGCCTAATATTTAATCTTTATTTCTTAAATAATATACAATTCCATATACCATGCCAACAAATCCAAATACGAAATAATAATGACTTGTTGTTAATGTGAAATTCACAAATGGCTGCAACGCTTCTACAAAGATATTATCAACTCCAAATAGACTGAGAAACCATGCACCAATAAGTCCATAAATTATTCCTTCAATCATATAAATCCTCCAAAGAAATTGAATTTACTTAGACTTCTTTAAAATTGCCATTCTTAGCAAACTCAACAACCTTATCTAAATCTTCCTTTGGAATCTCATCGAGCTTCTTACTTACAACGTCCATAAGTGGTGTGAGAGTAGCATTTGCTAAATCAGAAATCCTTCCAATCTGTTTACTAATAAACGCCTGAGCAGTTGTCTCATTAAACTGAGTATCTGACTGTTTCATTGTTAAAATGGTCTTAAATTCACTTAATTCACTCATAGGAATAAGTGGATCAGCTTTATCAGAGCCAACCATTAAAATATCGAGTAAACCAGATGATTTAAGTGCATCATATTCCTTGATGAATCCTTTATCATCCTCATCAATCTCAAGGTCGGTATATAATTCAATCACAGCACGACAAAACTGTACATACTGAGCAACAGAATTTACTCTAATCTTATCTGTTTTACGATATTTTGTTACTCCGTTATCATCATAAGATTCCTGCTCAAATGTTGTCTTATCTACAATCAACTGTGCATAAGCATCTTTCTTAATGATTGATACATATGGAGTGATTTTGATTTTACTTAATAACTGTTCTTTTAATGTGCTATTTGCCATGTTGTTATACTTTTCTACAAACTCTAAAAGTTTCATATTCCTTTTTTCTCCTTTACAAATGTGACTCGTTGACAAACTTCTGAATGTCATATGTATATCTAGTTCTTTTCTTTCTGCTATTTATTTGAATAGCATTATTATTTTTCAAGTCATTAATATTGAACGACTTCTTATTTATATTCTCAATCATCTTTACGAAATCACAGATTTCTATAAAGAATGTGTCGTTGTTTTCGTTCCTAAAATTACAAATAAATCCTGCGACAAGATTATGTTCACTTGCTTCTTGCAGAGATTTAATCTGATTATCTCTAATCATTGATAATGGCAGACTTGTTGATTGAGTTGATTTTAATTCAAGCAAATACAATGTCCTTGAATCATCATCAAATAGAAGATAATCACAAATATTACTACTAGCAAATCTAGTATTATTTCCATTCCCAAACGATGCTGCATTATCCCTGAAACGATAAATCCAACACGTATTTGGGACAGAATCTTTAATCGACTGTTCAAAAATCTTTCCTGGATTCTGTGCTATTTCCTTTCACTCCTTTACATAACAAAAGAGCAGCTTCCGAAGAAACCGCTCTTTCTTTTAAATATTAAATTTTAAATATGATAAGTCGCAATTCCCAATGAGCATTGGGATATTTATCAATATTACTTATCACGAAATTATGTACTTCATTCATATTTCCAAAGTTCTTGTCAACATGAATTACTTTACCACCCAATAATTCCAATTCTTCACAGATTACATTGTAAAATGTTTTCTCCATATCAATTCTCCTTATCTCTTTATGCAAAACAAATCGTACAAATCAACATGTAATACATGAGATAAAGATACTGCATGAGAGAGTAGTATATCAGAAGTATATCCATTCTCGAGATTGGATATTGCAGTTGCTGACAATCCTGTACGTCTCGCAAGTTCTGATATTGACATATTCTGTTGATACCTATATCTGCCTATTTCATTCTTCATGTATTTAGTCTGTGTATAATCTGTTTTTCTATACATATATAATAAGGAAGAAATTCATAAGTTGAATTACTGGATTTTATGGTATAATAAAAGTATTAGGGTTCATCCTTAATTGGTAACGACATTACTTCTGGCTTTAATTTATCATGATAGATATCATCGCCCCCAGCGGCTTCGTAAATTTTCCCTAACTCCGTAAAAGTTTTTAATCCAGAATTGTCAACATAACCTTTTTCAGAAAATTTAGCATGTAATCCATATAACTGATTTCTTAATGTCGCAACTGTCCGCTCTTTATCAGCTCTTTCTTTTTCAGTTAATTGACATTTTATATCATCTATACCCTTTGACATTTTAGATATTTCTTTGTATTGCCAATTATCATGTTTTTCTAAAGTGGTTATTCTGTCTTCAATTGTTTTTTTATCTTCTTCAAATCCAAATTTTATCCTAAAAGTCTTTTTAATTTTCAAAAATAAATACACTATTTTATCAATACCGAGAATAAAAATAAACACACCCATTATGATAGTTGGATACGGAAGATTAAATAATGCTTCTATTTCGTCCATAACACACCACCTTAATCTTTAGGTTTGTTGTAAGTTAGGGCAATAGAAGAATCTCCAATTCCTTTTGTTGTTGGATCGGTAATTGCATTAAATAATGAAGCTAATACCATTACTACTACATATGGATTACTAATTGCTTGTACAAATGTTTCCCATACTTTTGACCAAGTTGTTAAATCTGAAGCTTGTAAACCAAAGTACGTAAGAATCGGAATTACAACAGAAATTATAACTTGCGAAATAAATAAAATATTTTCTTTATTAAAACGAACTTTCCAGTTAATTTTATTCATGACTTTTCCTCCTATAATTTATACTCTTTTGAGTTTTCCTGCTTTTAATAATGAAAGAAGTCGTGTGTTTTGATCTGAACTTCCTACATACCCAGCAATTCCATTAGCTTTTGCAATTTTAGTACGATGTGCTTTTGATGAATCTACTTTGATACTATCCAATGCAGACGAAATAGTAGTACACTTACTTGCGCACTTAGGATAATAACTTGATTTTTTATTTGATGTAGGCTTATTAGCTGTAGAAGTGATTGTATAAATAAATTCAACATGTCCTATCTGCTTTGGACGAGACGGATCAGTTCCAACAAATAATATTGCATCTCCGACCTTTAAAATTTCAGGATTTGTAATATGACCATTTTTAATCTTTACAGGAACAGTTTCAAACAATGAACTTGTATAAATTCCTGCCGTATTTAGTAACGGTACACTATATCCAATTTTCTTAAACGTAGCACATCCACTAGAAGAGCAGTCTGAATAATACTTCCCCTTATATGGAGTATATACATATGGTCGTAACGACTGATTATATGAGTTCCGACCTAGAATAGTTTTATATGTGTCATGAAACTTTTTTCGTCCAGAATCAGTAATTTTTTTTAATCGTCTTACTGCAATAACTCCCTTATGTTTTCCGTTTGGAGCAATGCTTTTGTATCTGCTTTCAAGATATGTATACATATTTTTAGTAGACGGTGTTCCTGATCCATGACCACACAATGTAATATCTTTTTCAGTTACTGCCATAATAGTTTCCTCCTTCCTATGTTAATTCATGATTACACCATTTCTTATAAACTTCTTTTGTGTCGTTTCTAATAAAAGTCATTATAATAATTTTCTTTTCACATTTAGGACTATAACTCGTATATACATCCACTGGATAAACATTAGAGTCGATGTAAAAAGTTTGTTGATCTCGATTATATATACGAACAACTTCTTTTTCAGTGTAATTTCTTGGTTTTAAATTACTTTCAATTATCATTCCTTTTTATCCCTCAATTGAATAACGTAAAAAATAGGGATTACAACATTGAATAGTGATATGTCATAATCCCTTATTTAAAAATCACTATTCAACATTACTTTCAGCCTCATTTTCGACTTTTGTAACAATATCTTTTTTGACAGATTTAACCTCTGTCTTTTTATTTTCTTTCTTAATAACTTGTGCTTTTGCCTTCATGATAGAGTCAATAGAATTCTTATAACTTTCGCCAAAGTATTCTTTCCTGCTTAAATCTAATTTTTCTAATTTTGCTTTTGCTTCAATATCTGTCATGCGTCCATCTTCAAAAGCAGAAGTCACTTCGTCAATTTCATGGCAATTATCTGAGCACCAACAAAAATACCATGTTGGCTTCAAACGATCTTCTGGATTACAAACTGGACAAAATGAATAAGTTTTACCGCAAAGCACACAAGTTCTCAATTCTTTCTTTGCCATTGTTCCTCCTTGTAAGAATAGGGCAGTAATTTAACTGCCCTACGTGTCCTTATAATTCGATGTCGTCCTCTTCCTCATCAATGTAATAAATAGAGAAAAGTTCTGCATCTGTAGAGCAAGCATTTAACATCATAGAACCCTTATAGTCCATTGTCTGAGAATCACCACCCTGTAATGCAAGAGTAAATTCAGGACTTGGCATAAATGAAGGAATGTGAATGATTGCTGCCTTTAATACATCAGTTTCGCACTTATCTACGACAAGTGCCTTAAAGAATAATTCATGAGACTTAGGGAACTTCTTACCAGAATTTGTAATCTTTGCTCCGCTCTTGATTGTCTTCTTATACTTAACAATATACTGAGTCTCACCTTCTGCTGTAGGCGGTGTTAAAACATCACTCGCAGGAGTTGTTACATGCTGATCTCCTGGATCTTTTACCTCATCAGTATGTGTAATTCCGTACTCTGTAGCAGATGATTTAGATCCTTTTGCAAACTCATCCTTGCCCATAGAACCCTTTGGTGAAAGGGCATTTACATGGATTGAACCATCTACATAACCAGTAATATCAAGTGTTTCGCCAGCTTTTACGATCTGAATCATTGGCATAACAATACCCTTATCTGCGGTTGCAATCTCAGCATCAGTAGCAGAAATAGTTTCTACAACGGCAAGGTTAAGGAATGCATTAGTTGCAGTAACCTCACCTTTCTTACCTGTATACTTACGATATACAAGGTTTCCATCCTTATCATTGATATCTGTTGAATCAGCAGTAATATCAATATTCGCCTGTGTAAGCTGTGTTAAAGCGTACAGAGGCGTACCATTAGACTTTGCACCGTAACCAAACTGAAGTCTATCTACGATTACGTCACCTAATTTAAATGCCATAATTATTTTCCTCCTTAAAATTGTTATTTTTATGCAATAAAAAATGAGCGATTATAATTCGCCCATAAAATTGATTAAGTCTTCAGGAATATCTTTGGCTGACACCATACCACCATAGATCCCATGTAGTGCAGCCGTTCCCTGTTCATATTTTTGAATTCTGTTTACAGAATCCATGAACTGACATATATTCACTTGTTTTAATTCTTCCAATTTATATTTAAACCCAGGATGATTTATACAACTCGAAACAAGTGGCAAAAGTGTTGAAGTGCCTTTCTTTTTATCATCCTGTTCAGCTTTCATTCTATCTTCCTGTAGTATCCACTGTTTTGTTGTTTTACCTTTTGCCTTTTCAACCTTTGGATGAACATTCATCATCGCTCGAATAAATTCAGCAATTTCCATATATTCATCATCATAAATAATCATATTTTTATCTTGATTTAAAAGCGCAAGATGATTGTATTCTGGATCGTCAACATTTTTTCTTGCTTGAATTAGTTCAAATCCATCAAAACTAAAATCTTTGAATAGTAGCTTTAACGGCTCTTTATCTTCGAGCAATTGATATAAGATATAAAACACTTCAATATCTTTTGTTTTATTCCAGTCTTTTTTAAATACATCATAAAGAAGAACTCGAATAGAAGTAGAATTACTCAGAAAGGGAGAGATTGCTTGGTAAAATTTTGGTTCGCCAATATTTAAAATATCTCCTATGGTTGGAATTGAAATAGTTATACCATTTATTGTATAATCTTCACCAAAATACATTTTAAGTTTGTCAAAATGGTATTCTGGATTATGACTTTTTTCTTGTTTCTTTTTTATATCTTCTTCAGCAGCAGATTGAAGACTATCCAATGTTTCTAATACATCCAAACAATCACCGCCTTATACCGTAATTCATCATTTGTGATTTTCCACCATAGGGTGTTTGAATCTTACTGTTTAAATCTGTGAGTTGGAATGTGAGATAACGAGCTACGTAATTATTATCAACTGTTTGTTCATAATCTTGTGCAAGATGAGCTTGCATACCAAAAATATTAGACCATGCAAACCGTTCTCTAATAATAGAACCAATGAGATCGTGTCTTGGAATACCAGTAAGTTTATCTATACGATCATCACCATGAACAAAAATTGCAAAATCAATTAACGTATCTTTTAATCCTGAATTATGTCTAGCTGTGTCTCTAAATCCTACTTGATAACACAAATAACATTTAACCGTTGTCTGTGTATCTGGAATAAATAAAAATGGACGAATAAGAGAATCGCTTCCGAAATATCTATCCCATTCACCAAGAGGTTCGTATTGCTTTGTATCTTCATTCCACTCCCAATTGATATTTCCATTTTTGTCGAACAATTCAGACTCTAACTTTTTATCATTGAGAGAGTATAACAAACATGGATTTGATAACAAAGCATTCTTGATTTTTTGCTTGTATAGAATTACATCATCATCAGGAGATTCTTTATATGCACGAAGCTTATTCAACAAGTCATTCTTTGTAACTAATTTTTCTGCCAAATAAAAACACCTCCTATTCAGTTAATTCCAACGGCAAAATTTCAGATTCAATCGACAAGTCATCCTTAACAATCTTGCACTTAACAGACAATATTTTGCCGATAACGGAACTGTCGTTAGGAAACTTTACTTTCTTTTGGTTGTACTCTGTACCAGCTCGCCATGTTACTTTATCAGTCCAATCTTCATTATCAATAAAACAAGTCCATGTAAATGTTGCATCAGCATATTCAGTTGTAATATCTTCATTGGAATCGTTAAATAGATTTACTGTGAGATTTTTATAGCTGCCACCAACTTTAATAGTTGAAGTGGATGCTGAAATTCTTGCTGTGATAGAAGATGGGGGAGTAGTTGGAGTAGATGGATCTGTTGGTGCGATTTCTGAATCGAAATAGTTCGCATACATTTCGCCTGTTTCAAGATTGACATAATCAGTATGCTCGTTAAAGAAATTGGTGTACAATGTAAGTTTTTGTAACCCAAGTGGAGAAGCCGATTCACATTTTGTAATTTTCCATACCGTAGGATTCTCCATCAAAGCACTAACAATTACTCGCATATTCTTTGAATCATCGTCCGTATACCAGAATTTTTCTGTGATAGAATTCATTGGCAGTATCAACTTATTTTGGTTATCTGTATGTCCAAATACACGGTCTATATAAACCCCCGATGTATAAGACATTTGTTGTCTTAAAACGCACCACATTCTACGCTTGATACGTTTTTCATTATTTTTTTCCACCCACATAAGTTCGTAGTTGGCTGGCAAAATCAGATACTTTGGGAATTGATTTGCAGGTTCATTTCTACAAATTAACCATTTATGATATACCCCTTTATCATCAGGTAAATCCACCCAGAGTCCTATCGGGAATGTCGCTCCATAGCGTTTCCTAAAATCAGTCTCATAATAATAAAGGTCATCACCTTTATTGAATCTTACAGGCTGACTTGGGCGAAACATAAGATAATATTCCACTTGATCTTTGTCCATTGACTGATAAGATTTGATAATAAACTTTGCATCTATTTTTGTCTTATTGGTATTTCCATAAGTCATACCTTCAGCAAGTGAACGTGTAATTCCATGTTCATCTGTAAAAAAATCATCATGAAAATGGTCATAGATATAACAAGTCTTTGTGGCGATATCGTTATCCCAAGTCTGTTCCATCGCCCAATCAGACTGTTCCTTATAAATCTGACCAATCGTTTTAGCACCGTTGTTCTTGGCGTTTGCGACACGCCTAGCTGTTTGTAGACTCGGCATCGCTTACACCTCCCTCAAACATTTGCTTAATATATCCGTGAGAATCTAAGATTGCCCTACGGAATTTTTTATAACTAAAATGGTCGCTCTTAAAATTATCCATAGCACCTTGTAAGGTTGCCATAAGAGTTACCATAAGTCCGTTATCATTAAATAAGGTTTTTGTGCCACCTAATTTAAACATAACATTCTCAAAGAAGACGAGAAATGCTTCATCATCTTCAAATATTTTCTCTTCAATTGTCTTGTCTTTATAGAGCAGTAGTTTGTGAATATCACCATGCATTGCACGAACTGCTTCATTGATTTGCTTGTCTGTGAAATTACCATATATGTATTGCATATTAGGACTCCGTTGACGAATATGGTTTAAAAGCAAAACCATAATCACGAATAAGTTTCTGCTGTTCAATCTTCATTTCTTTCAGCAATGCCTTATTCAGTGAAAAATCATCCTTCAATTTTTTTTCTTCTTTTCCACCAAAAAACCTCACAGTATTTTCCAATGATTTAACTTTTGGTTCAAGCCATTTGATAGCCATACCTTTGCTAAACAGTTCAATAACAAATTCTTCGTCAGAATACTTATCAACAGAAGTTGTTAATTCAAATTCAAACTGTTCCATTTCGTCATCAAGTTTTAATGTGGAAAATAATCTACGAATAAATGGACTAGAGATAACAGAATGTAAACGTTCTGCTAATATTTCATGCAAATCAGACTCTTCTAAAGACAATTCTTTGACATCATCAATTAACCCAAAGTATCTGTCAAATACTTTTTCGTAGGAGATATTCATATAACACCTCCAATATATTACTCAGCAAGTAACTTCAAATCAGTACCGCATTCCTCATCAATAATCTTGATTTTATTCATACTGTCAAAAGTTCCTTCTGAAATCATTTCAGAAACCATTGTTGCGATTGTATTTTTGAAACCAGATGGAAGTTTTCTGAACTCTTCACTAAAACGCATAGTTGGAAGATTGATAAGATTTATCAGATCTTCTCTATCATATAGACCATCGTATACTTTCTTCACTTCCTGCCAATGTACATTTTCAAGCAACTCTTCATCCTCAATAATGATATAAGGTGCAAATAAAGACTTCTTACGAACAAGTAAGGCTGAGAGTAAGTCCTGATATTCAATATATCTGAAATCACCCATGTTACTAAACTCATATGTAATCTTTGTCTTATCACCAGTAAATAGAAGAGTACCTGCATACATAGAACGACATGGAATTAAATCATCTGGTTCATACTTCTTAGGTTTCTTAACCTCTGCAACTGTTTCCTTTACTGTATCTTTTTCAACTTTTGTATCTTCTGTCTTTGTTTTTGTAGCAGAAGTAGTTGTAGCCTTTTTCTGATATGGCATTTATATTTCTCCTTTCACTCAATTCAAAAAGGACTGCATATCATTTAGATATACAGCCCAATATTTCTATGGATTACGCACCGATTGTCCAAGTACCAAATCTTGTGTTAGTCATAGTCTTAATACCAAAACGAGACTTGAACTCGTACTCTTTTGTATCATCGGCATTATCACCAGACTCAGATACTTCGTTAGTCTCATCCATTCCCTCATAGTACATCTTAACAAACTTGTCGATGTTAGATGGGAGAATAAGAAGCTTTGTATCATCTTCAAGGTAATGCTCTACGTCATTCTCCTTAAATGCCTGTGGAAGCTCGATAATCTGAGTACCCTCAAATGTACCAATTCTACCAGTGTTATAAACATCGTTCTTTGCAGCTTCAGAAACCCACTGAATATCTCCAAGGTTCTTTAATCCTGCAAGAGCAACCTTTGTACCAACGATAGTAGCGACACCACCTGTAGCAAGCTGAACATCAGAAATAAGCTTTACAAACTTATCATGGTTAGCTGCATTTAACTCACCACGAATATTCCACTTAGCAGGAACAGGAAGAGAAGTACCAGCACTCATAACAGCTTCATGAAGAAGAGTATTGATTAATCTTGTGAATGCTTCTGCAATCTTATTGATTAACTCACTCCAATCCTCAACGCCCTGAAGGAATCTTGACATTTCCATGTAAACCTTTGCGCCATAAGACTTAACGCTTACACCAAATTCCTTACCAGCACCAAGTCTCTGTCTCTCAATGCTGTGATGACCATCAGCAATCTCAGCAACAGTGATAATGCAAGGATCTTTTGTATAGAACTTGTTTGTCTGTCCAAGAGCGAGAGTCTTAACCTCTACATACTTCTGGAATACAGGTGAACTTGTCCAACCAGATACAAGAGTATCTTCAACAGTCTCCTCGATAACCTCGAATACAGCTTCTCTTACAGACTGTTTCTTAAATGCCTTTCTTACCTCATTAGGAGTAGGAGACTCAGAAAGACCTGCCATTTCGATAATTGTCTTACGAATCTTATCATTTGCTTCTTCGATAGAATACTGCTTTACAGTACCTTTTGCTGTGTCAACGCACAGACGAGAGAAGTTCTTATATTTTGTTTCATCAAACTTTTCAACGATTACATCGCTCATTTCATTAAATCTTAATCTCTGCATACTATATTAATCCTCCTTTCTACCGAATTACGCATATACCTGGGCATTCTTATCTACCCAAATACGATAATTTCCATTTGCAGCAACTTCGTAGATATGTCCTACAAAACCATACTCAGTCATAACTGGTTTCTCACCTGTTGTAAGCTTGAAATCTGTACCGTTTACGAATACATATTTTCCAACAGCTAACTCTGCATCAGAATTGAAAGCTTCTGTAGAAAGTGTGAATCTATCAGTATCCTGAATCTCGTAAGCTCTCATAACTTCACCCTTACCGTTATAGAAGTTAGATTCCTCCTGCATTTTTGTTGTATATTCCTCATAAATCTTTGGAGCAGTTAAAATGAGAACAATTTTGTCTCCCTTTGTAGGAACTTTTGCTTCAAATACATCTGCTTTCTTTCTGTCACCAATTACAGCAACAGAACCATTGTCAATATCCTTAGACTCATTTACTAAGTTGTAGTGATGACCAACTTTTGTAGCCTTAAGTAAAGTTGACTCAGCAACACCGTGCTTAGTATATGAAATGAAATTACTAGCCATAGTTTTATTTCCTCCTTAAAATTTCTAATTTTTGTGCAATAAAAAAACACCTATGGATTTTCCATAAGTGCTAATTCATAAAGTTATTTAGTTTTTGATTTAATCAAACAGATCACCATATGGTTTATATGTATCTTCCGTTTCTTTTTCTGCATTAAACGCAACTCTGCTCACATGTTTCTTCTGTGGTGTTTTACCTGCAAAAGAGAATGTCTTATTCTTTTTAACAAGTTTTCCAAGAGTAGCATCAGCCTTCTCAGATAACTCTTCCTTAGAATATTTGTTTACAGAATCCTCAGACATAAGTGCTTTGAACTCATCTGTATTAAGATATTCTGAATATGCTTCGTCATCAAATACAGTCATCTTGTCTGCAAATACTTCAGCAGATTTATATGTGTTTAATTCCTCTACAACAGAAGAGTAGTTGGAACGCATATCCTGAATTTCTGTATATTCTGAATCGGTAAGATATTCTTTGTGCAGATTATAGCGTTCACCATCAAATGATACATTGTCATTATCTTTTGTATATTTCTGACCATAAATTTTACCGCCATCCCAACTTTCATAAACAAAGTAAGAATCATATACACCAGTAATGTAATACCACTCATTATCTGCGTCTTCATAAGAAGATAAGAGATTATATAGAGCATAACGAATGTCATCATGAGAAATCTCAAATGTCTTTGTAATATTCTCAAAATTCTGACCTTCGCCCTCATTATCTCCATCAGTAGTTCCTTCTGGCTCAGTAGTGTTTTCTCCATCACCTTCATTATCATTAGAAGGTTCATTCGCTGTATTATCACCAGAATTGTCACCATCTGTATTGTTGTCTTCACCAAATACTTCTGCAAATTTAGCCTCTAATTCTTCGTCTGATAATTCTGAATAATCAAAGGTTACATCTTCAACTGTTTTATTGTATTTAGCAAGTAACTCTTCAAATTTTGTCATACTTTCTTTATTTCCTCCTTCCTTTGATAATGTGCGAACAGAAGAATTCTGTTCTTTATTGAAACAAGCAGTCTCTAAATTTTCAATTCGTGCTTGTAGTTCAACCATTTTTGACTCATAATCTTCAAATAAACTGTTATTCTTAGAACTGAAATCTGCCAACTTAATATTTGAACCAGTCATTCCAGGCTTTACTTCATTGCCTTGAGGTGTTTTTCCTAGAATTGTCACACCAGAAAACCAAAAATCTTCAATATTTAAGAACTTCTGCTTTGCGTCATAACTGAGTTCTCGGATTGACAATTCGACTGATACAGAGCATTCTTCTTCACGCTGTAAAATTTCAGCAGCTTTAGAATATTCCTCAAAAATATATCCATCGACTTCACAATAAGTTTTCTTTTTTTCTTCATCATAAACTAACTGTGCATTGCAACTTTCAGGTATGATTCCAATAGGATATTCATCATAAACCACATCACCATTCTCGTCTTCATGCATATTATGAGAATAAAATTCCCACTGACCTTCTGGATTTTCATCAGTTGTTACCTTGTGAATGTATCCAAGAATAGGACGATTACTAAAAGATGGGAGGGCAGCTTCCATGACAGAAGATTCAATATTAGAGCCGTTTACATTTAAATCTGTATGGCATGACTGTAAATGAACTGGAAGAAGCCCATCTTTGTTCTTGTCTGACTCATCAAAATTTATACGTCCATGTACCTGAACAACCAATGGTTCACCAGTTTTTTCAGCACTGAATTTCGTAGAACGTTTGTATTTATTTGAATAGAAATCATACAAATCTTCTATATAAAGAAGTCTTTTCTTAGCCATTTTCTTCTCCTTTCTTTAAAATTTAGGCATAAATAAAACCACTCGAAATAGGAGAGTGGCTAAATGTTCAGCATATTACTATACTGAATCTTTGATTTATCTATATCATCTGAAAACATCAATTTATCAGTATTCAGAAAAGTATAAATACCATTTTGTTCATCAATTTTCTGAAAACCAAGATTTATCATCTTAGAAGCTGTTTCAGGATCTGATGTCTTTATAAAATTTTGTTCCATCCTTTTACTCCTTATTGTCCTGCTTGTGTTCCTTCATCTTTTTCACCGTCTCTAGTAGCAAGTCCTTCATCTGAAAGATCATCATCATTCTTAGTCTGACCACCACCTTGTTTGTTGCTTTGTGTATAAGAAGAAGAAAGTGGCGTAAAATATTCTAACAATCCCAATGATTTCACCATAAAAGCATTATTTATTACTCTTAAAGGAGAAGATCCATCAAGCGTTGCATAATCCATAGTGTCAATACCTAATGTAGCTTTGTCTTTTTTGTGTGACATTTTCGAATCGAGGTCAAATACAGATACATAATGAAAATAAAAATCAAAATCCTCTGTGATATTTAATTTGACATATCTCTGGATGTTTGCTTCGATTCTTTTTAATAATTCCATAGGGAGTGTCATATCAACTGTAATAGAATGTTTAAGACCAACCGAACCAGATTTTTGACCATTGAATATCATTTCTGAAATTCCAAGAGAAGAGAATAGATTCTTAATTGCCTGTGAATATACATTTGTATCATCAACCTGATTTTTATTACCAAACTCAATCTTTTCAACTTCACATGGAGTCCATGCCGAACCAACAAGACTTGGTAATACTTCATCAATCGCAGCTTGAGTAGCCTGTACAATCTCAAGGTCTACGGCAAAGTCATTTACTTCGCCTGAGTTTTCATTCATAGGGATTTTTGATAAGAGAAGAACATAATTTTCAAGTTCTGTTTTAGAACGAATAAGAGCTTCGTAGTCAAGCAAGTCTAAGAGTGATACGAATACGGGTAAGAAGTATGGCAGTGGTACAACTGGATCATCACCACATATAATACAGATAGTTTTCTCTGGTGGTAATTCAAACCATTTATAGTCATTACCTTTTGATTTATATGTTTCGTAGCCTTCTACAAAAACATCATCCCATAAGCCTTCTTCTGAATCAGTTTCGCTACCAGTACCATATAAGAAATCCTTGTTGTTACCAGAATCAAAATAAGAGGCATCGAATTTTACGATCCATGTATCTTTTTCTGCACGAGAACCGATTTTGTAATATTTTGGATCAAGTGGATGTATAAAGAATGAATCTCCATCATCGTAACAAAATCCACAATAGATACCATCTCTTAAACAAGTGGCAATCATTTGTGAACCCATTTCTTTCAGATCCATTTTATCTAATCTGGTACAAAGTTCTTGATATCCTTTAATATATTCAGATGCATCCTGTGGGGGATTTGCCCAATCGGGAGTATTGTAAGATACGTTATAACTAAAGATAGGAGTGTAAGCATAATATTCTATAATCTTTTTATAGTTATGACTGATACGATATAAGAAAGCAGATATATCACGAAGATTGTCAATATTGGCAAGAGGACTTTTTATGTATGATTGAAGTTTCTCTTTTGTGTATTGAGTATATGTCTTCGATGTACCTTTGGATATATTCTGCTGTAAGATACGTTGTAATTCCTGGAAGTTAATCATCTGTGCATACTTCTGAGTAGAAGTAGTCAGCTCATTTTTACGAGTTGGCGATGGTTCTGTCTGCACTGATTTCTTTGCAGAATTATTTATTTTCTGTGTTGCCATTTATATTTCTGATTTCCTCCTTTCCTTAGTTATAGAATCCCCATTTTTTAGGGCGTTTTGAGACACCGACCATTTTGGTAATGTCGAAGTTGTTTGTACGTTTCTTGTTTCTGATATGATCCATTCGTTTTTCAGATAAATACCATCCAAGCATAGCCAAGACATACGCACGGTCGTCATGCATAGTAGCTTCTGAAGCTCCTGTATCAGCGTCTTTATACGCAGGAAGTTTGAATGAATCCTTACCACCTTCACGCTTATTTCTACAGATATTAACAATTTCCTCTTTCATTGCATCAATCTGAACTAATGCAACTTCTTCATCAGGTGTTAATTTATATACTTGCGTTTTAGCAGCTTCAATCAATGAAAGTCTTTCTTCCAGCTCATTTTCATATTCATCAATACTCAAATCCAATTTGTCTAATTCTGCACGAATCTTTTCTTCCGATTCATTCATAAGTTTGGTATCAACTTCCATAATATTGAGATAACCTTTGTTATCATATTTTTCTGTGAAATGAATTTTGTCTGCTTCAACCATTTTTATTAAAGCCTCAAACATTTCAGATTTATATTTTGATGGTTCAATTAATTTCAGTTTTTCAACTGCATTAGGGTATCTTTTAGCATACACATCACCATTGTTATATTCCTTATCCAATAAACCACGGTGAACATTACCTTTTTTATCTTTCCAATCTTCAATTAAACTGTCTCGAACCCAAGAGTTTCCACCTCCACCAGAACCAGCATCGGCTAAGAAAATTTCGATATTGTCATAGTCCAAAGCTTCACCGTTATAATCAAGAAGTATTTTCCTAATTTCTTTTATCTGGTCTTGAGTCATCATGGGTGTCTTTCGTCTAAGACCTAAATCGGAAAAGGATACAACATTTACAATATCCATTGTATATCCATCTTCCTCGTTATAAAGTAATTCACCTATACCTAAAATTGAATTATCGGTTGAACGTGCTGGATCATATGCTAAAACAAATGTTCTTTCATTTGTATCATTACATAATACAGGTGGACGAGTATAAGAATTTCTAACAATTAAAGCTCTTTTAATAATCTGATTCGCATTCCCGTCTTGAGTGAATTTGTTATAATACTCACGTTGAGCTTTTTCTGGATTATTTCTTAATTCTGTCTCAACAGTTTCTCTATTCAAAAGTGGAACATAAGGTTTGCCATGAAAAGTAGCATTAATAACAACATCACAGTTAATATCTGCTACAAAATATTTTGGATCACCTAACATCATTTTCTTGGAAAAATCACGATACTTTTGATAAAAAGCTGTGTCAATAGAAGAAGCAGAAGAAGCATATAAGAGCTGATGTGGAAATTCCTTTGGAAGAGAAGATATATCAATATTTCCACCAAGTTTGAAATTTGAATCAAGAGTTGTAAATGCACCAATAACATTAAATTCTTCTTCTGAGAGCCAGCCGCCCTCATCAAAACAGACGCACTCGCACCTCTTACCTCTTTTGGCATTAATATTACTATTCAATGTTTTTACAAAGCTACCATTATATAACCTATATGTAAATCCCATTGGATTGTGGATAAATCCATTTGAGTTTGCTTGCGATATTTCAACTTCATTTTTAAAAACATCTGTAAGACCAGTCATTGATTCAATATTTTTTAATGCAATATCCTCGATCTTCTTAAAAGTTTCTTGGGACTGGTCTGCTGTTCCTGAACAAATGTACGTTCTGTAGTTGTTGAACAGAAGTCCCTTTATTATGGTAAATAAAGCAAGTAATGTCGTCTTTCCTGCGGCACGACTTTCCAACCATAACACAAATGGTTTTGTCCATGAATTCATAAAAGTATATTCTTGTGCATCAAGAAGCTCAACTCCTATAAATTCTTTCATAAATTTTGTCGGGTATTTAATCCCAAATTGCTTTATTTCCGCTAATTTTTTATATCCTTCCAACTTCCTTTCAGATATTTGAAATTCAGTTGGTTTGACATAAATTTCATAATTTTTAGGTATCAATATTCCAGATTCAGTAGTCTCAAACGCCATAACTAATCCTCCTCAATATTGATTCCGTTTTCTTTTACGAGAGCTTTTAAGTCAATGTTTTCTCTGAGTAAAATACGGGCTTTTTCTTCATACTCATCAGCAATTCTCTTATATTTTGTAATAAGTTCTCTCTGTTGAATAATCATATCTGCTGAATCATTTTCGTCTAACATAATCTGCTTTAAAATAGAAGCATTGCTGATATCTGCAACTTGCTTTAGACCAGCAGAGTATTCCGCATCATATAAATTTACTTCTGCATCTCGTAAATTCATTTCTTTCATTTTACGGACTTTTCCAGTCCATGTGTTTTCGCCCTTAGTCGAATTAACACTATGCTTCAACGAAATTCCATTATCTGCTGCAAGTTTCAATACAGAAGCAGTAATTTTACTTTTTGTATCTTCGAGATTTTTAATGGTAGATATATTTGCTTCAATATTTGTGTAGTCATTCATAAGCTTTGCGATAATATCATTCATTTTCTCTATGTGATTAAATCCTTTTACAATTTCAATAATAGAGGAGAGTCGCATTCTATCATCATTTGCTTCTTCAGCAGCATCCAAATAACCAATAAGTGTTGCATATAAAAAAGGCTGTTCAGCAGTTGATTCTTTTGAAAATGGATCATAGCCTAATAGCCTTATAGCATCTTTTTTATTCTGTTCATAAGCTGACATTATTTCTTCATCTGAACTATCTTCATTTTCTACGAAAGAATTGTCAAAACTATCTTCTGATATATTTGTTTTGACTTTATAAAAATCAGAATCAAAATATGTCATACCATTATATTGTCCCATTGAGATCTGACGGATATATGCAACCCAAATATTAGATTTAACTCTCCCAGAAGCAAGGTTTTCCATTTCCTGCATACTTGAATCCCATATCCTGTCAAGGTAAGGCTTATTTAAATATTTTAACGCAAGTTTTACAGACTCTTTATCAGGTTCATGCTCAACATTCTTGTTGTCTACTTTTAATGCTATTTTACGAGCACAATCTTTACAAATAGGAGTAAGACCACTTTTACACATAGGATCTGTACTCATATAAAATTTATCCCTTGCTTTATGTGTATCACACATGTAACACCAAGCACCTTCTTTTAGAGACTTGATTTTTTCTTCTTGCGTTTCAACTTTTTTCTTTAATTGTGCAGCCGTTAATTTTGTAGGCTGTGTTTCTTTTGTCGTAGCCAAACTAACGACCACCTCCTTTTATTCCAACATAAAAAGAAGCCACTTCATACGAAATGACTTCTCATAATTTTCAATATTAAATTTCCAATGAAAGTGCAATTCATTTCACTTAGCACACCTTCTACGATTTGAACATAGACCTGACGATTTTGGAGATCGTTGCTCTACCAATTAAGCTAAAGGTGCATATAACAAAAGAGCCATCTCCAAAGGAAATGACTCTTTTCTATCTTGAGTACCATATTCTCTATCAATTTTCTTTTTCAAAATTTAACACTACTCCTTAATAATATATTATAATACAACAGAAGTTTCCGCTTCAAAATCGTTAGCTAATGCTCTAATTTCTGTTAATTTTGTTGTGATTGCAGCTTTCACTTTTTCCAAGAAAAGAACTGCCATTGCCTGTCCTAACTTTTCAGGAGTATTAAACACTGTACCAAGAGAAGTAGTAGGAATTTTATTTATATCAATAGAAAGTGTAATAGATAAGTTTTCATCAAGAGTGTACTTTTTATTTACTAAATCAGAGATTGTAACCTTTTCAATAGTAGAACCGTCTGGCTCATCAGTAACAATCACAGGAATTCCTGTATCTGAAAGTTTCAAATTCCCAGAGAAGTCAATCTGGCTATATTCGATATATCTTACGAAATTATGTAACTGATTTTTCTCTGTGTCAGCATCTCTTACGCTATCACCCAATTCTTCAACATTTAAACTTACTGTGATTACGTCTTCGTTAATTTCTGTTTTCTGTGCTAATTTCATTATTCTGTTGCCTCCTCACTTAATAAATTGTAAAATTCTTTTAATCCACAAATCATATTTTTAATGGTAGACTTTGACAAATTACACTGTAATTGTGGTAAATTCATATCTGTATCGTTTACTTTAAAAACAAGACAATTGTTATCAAAATCAATACTCATACTTGCTTTTGTCTGATTTCCAATAAGCATCTGTAAAGCCTTTAAAGTTTTGCCATTATCACTTGTAATACTTAATACATCGCCAATTTCCAAGTCGTTTTCAGTAACCTGTAAATAAGCCATTATAAACACTCCTTTCTTTTATTTTTTCATTTTCCTTTTAATCATTGAATTGCGGAAGCAGGACTCGAACCTGCATACTCTTGGTTATGAGCCAAGTGAGCTTCCATTGCTCGTCATTCCGCTATGATAATCAGCATAAAGCACTAACTAGCTGATATTGGACTGTACACATCCAGTTTATAAATTAGACACACTAGGTATCCATGCTTTTCAAAATCACTTTAATCAGATTTACTTGCTAACCAACGCACGAGAAGGAGATTACTACCTGTGTCACCCAAAATATATTGCGCTTATATAGTGACACTCCATATTTATCTGTCTTTCCAGATGTCAAACCGCCCAGTAGTCATTCGCTATTGTCTATCTCAAAAATTCAGAAAATAAACTAGCGATAATTCCATTTCATATAAAAGCCTAATAGACATTGGTTTTTAATATTTAGACCACAAGCTCGAAAGACACTGTAGTACAAACTTGAATTTAATGGTTCTCATTAACGCAGAGAAGCACGATTACTTCTATGGTTGATATTGACCGTTTTAGGACTTACAATGCTATATGAATAGTAAATGCCAAAATATGTTAATCGTCTACTAAGGCAAGACCTTTCCATAACACCGCCAATGAGCAGTAGCAGTGGGAAGTTTTAGACCATTCCAAAGGTCAATAATTTCGCAAACCGACCTTTATATTTATGTCACATATCGGTCAGTGACAGCTCACTTGTAAAAATCTATCAACGGATTGACAGACCGCCCTCACTTCTTTTGGATGTGAGCAGCTTGTATTATATCTATTTATTCTCTACATTGTCGTCACCTCTCGGCTCAAATATCACGTTACTATGCTTTCTTGTTTAAATTAAATTGTTGGTGTTAGACGAAAGTTTCATCGGGATTGCCTACAAATCAGAAAGTGATTTTTGTTCTACTTGTTTTATTTCTCCATCAGCAAAATATTTTGCAAATTGCTCATCTGCATCAATATCCTTGTACACTGATACCATATCTAGCGAACTCCATCCGACTAGCATTTGAATTACATCATCAGGAAGACCGCTTCGAGAACAAGAAGTTGTAAAGAAGTGACGAAGACTGTGAAAATAAAAGTCTTCTCCTAAATGCTTACTGAATGTATCAGCCCAGCTATCAAGAGTGCTTGAATCCATAGGTTCATCTATATATTCTCCATTTACTTTCTTTGGAAATAACCATTCTGATTCAATTCCGTGTTCTTTTCTATAATTCATCCACAAATCAAAATATGGCTTAAACTGTTTTGCAAGTGTATATACCACTAACATTTTTCCGCGAGATCCTCTTCCTTTTGTTTGGATCTTTTCAGGTGTTTTATATAAAGAACCGTATATGATATTTTCATCATCGAAATAAGATACTTTAAATCGTGGTAACTCACTCTTACGTCTGCCACTAAATGCAGCTAATGCTAAAATACAAGCCTTGTCATATTTACCTTTTTCAACCCAATAATCAAGCATACCCTGTACTTGTTCATCGGATAATACAGTTTTAGTAAATACTTTCTCATTTGCAGGATTTTCAATCTTACGTATAATCGGTTTAAAGTCCTCATACTCATCATCTAATATAGCTTCGACATAATTTGAAAGAGAAGAGAGAGTAGATTTTACTCTACGCATTCTAGCTGGCGACCATTTATATTCAGTAAGACAAAAACTCTGATAACGAGCAATATCCCTCTTAGATAAATCAATAAAGAATTTGTTGTCGCAATGCTGAAGTAGATAAACCCAAAAAATAAAAAGGTCACGTCTATATGCATTGATTGTATTTGGGGATCTATCAACTGAACGAAGATAATCCAAAAAGTCATTTCCTAATTTTATATTCTCTTTATTACACTGAGTCAATAACTCATCAGTAACAATATTATTGTGTTGTATTTTTCTACCCATTAAATCTCACTTCCTTCCAAATAAAAAAGAAGTGAGATAGTAGTAAATACTAAGCCACTTCTTTCAAATATTTATTCAATATATTTCTATATGTTTCTTCATTCATTTCATCTGGTAATAAAATATAATAATCAAGTCCATTGCGTTCAAAAATATCACGTTTTTGGTATAATTTCTGTCGATACAATTCTTTTGACTTTGATTTTATTGGAGTATTATTTCGATAAGCTTCTTGATGACCTTTGTTCCCAAGTATGCCAGCAAGTTCTATATAGACTTTTTTATTATTGAAAATAATAAGATAATCGCAATTCATATTGCCATTATAAGAATTATCTATAGATTTGTATGGAATATTTCTGAAATAACTTTCATTAAATAAAATATTATTACTTCTCAAAAATCTGCTAAATTCATATTCATATAAAGATGTCGTAACTTCTCCATCATCGAATTTATAATTCATTCCATTTCCTGCTTTTTGTAATTCATATCCTAATGAATTTATATATTCTCGGAAAGAACAATTCTTTAATTTCTTACAAACTTCTGCATATTTACGATTGTCTGCATAAGTACCATATTTTCTAAAGTCATTATATGTAATAACACTTCTATTTTCTTGAGTTTTTATCAGATTACACACATCATTAATTTCTTTGATAGTATCTTCATCTGATAAAATACTTCCATGTTTGCCAGTTATTTTCATTCCAAGTTCTTTTTGCATTAGCCATAATTCGCCCCAAAATTTTCGTACAGTTCTAATACCAACACCATCTTTTTGTTTTGGATAAAAATCATATACATCCAATGGTGAACATTTGCGTTCTTGCATTTTCATTACAATATTTATTACATCTTGTTTTGAAAGTTCTCTTTCAGACTTTCTTTTAGCTTTAATCTCTTCATATCCCTCTTGGTATTGAAAAGTGTAATGCTGTACTTGATTCCATGTTATATTATGTATATTTCCTTTTGAATCAATGTAATCCATCTTTTCTCGTGATGCACCATTAACAGGAAGATTAGTTCCATCAATATGCAAATCTATATTATTTAATTTACAATATAAATTTATATTATCATATGTATATGGATTACCTAAAAAGAATCTGTTTAAACATGTATATCTTCCCTTGCCATTCTTTATTTGATGGTACTCTGTTCTGTGTTTATATCCATAATTGTCAATAATATCTAAGTAATATTTTCTCGATTTTAATTTTTCATTGTATACAACTTCAATACTCTCATTCAATAAATTGTACACAACATCTTCCGAAAATTTTACTGGAAAACTATTTCTTATAGCTTCCAATTGTTTGTTTACATTTTTTGTTCCCATAATTTTTCCTACTTTCTCACCTACTCTAATACATAAAAATAGAATGGGAGAGAGGTAGGTGACTCTACTCTGTCAGCTCATGACTTCTGACAGTCCCATTCCATAAATCCCACAATCAGCTATGACACCAATAATGAGCACATATATTTATTCTCTGTTTCCATATAAAGTTCGTTGCCGATTTAACATCTCTCAATCCGTATATAAAAACATTGAAAAGTCCTCCCACTTGGTAATGCTCCAAGCCGATCCGAAGACGACAGATTTACAGTCTGCCCCACATCTTTAGTGGTCTATGAGAGGATACAAAAAGAGTGTGCAGTATAAACCACACACTCCAAAAATTTAAAAAATAAAATCAAGCAAATCAAATAATCTTCCAACCGAATTATATTCGTCAAAATCACTTAAATCAATCGGCTTACTAGAATAAAATTCACGCTTTTCATATCCATTAACATCACTTTTAACAGAAGTAAATCCGTGAATATTTCCGTTTTCATCTTTATCAAATGTAATATTCTTATGAGAATCATCACTTACGTCACTGCAACTGCAATTCTTACAATTACCATCACAATCATCGTCTACATCTTCAGCGTCCTCACCAATGTTGAATTCATGAATAATGCATCCAGAATCTTTATTATCCTTGACAAAAGCTGAACTTACATCTCCATGAATAAATACAATGTCTGTCTCATCCATATTGATATAAGTATCACTTCCCTCATACTTGGCAGCCCGAACACATACATTCATTTCAGAATCAATACTAAGAATAAATGCATCATCATAACCGTCCAAATAAGGATCATTCAAATCGTTACAAGAAGCAAGTTTAAAATTCGTATTTTTAATAACAGAATTAAGAACATCTTTCATCACATCATACTTAGCCACAACTACAATTTCTGAACAATCATCGTCATAATCTCTTGTACAAACATCCAGCTTGTCAAAAGTATCTGCTAAAAATTCAGCAAAATCATTTGTATCTGTAAAACCAAATGTTTTCAATATATTTTCACCACCTTAGAATTAGAGCTGTTTTGCAGACTTTGACATCTTAAAGCAAATCTCATCATGCTGTGGAGTTACATATTCCTCACCCTTGCGATCACCCATCATAATTTTTCCTCTACGCTCTGGAACTGTCTTAACCTTAAACTTTCCAAGTTTTCCAACTGCAACTGATTCTGCGTGATTTGCTGTTAATGTCTCTGTAATTACATCAGCAAAAGCATCAAGAATAACTGCGATGTCCTTCTGTGAAGCTCCCTCAACTTTATTTACTACTGCCTTTAATACCTCGTTCTTTGTCATTTTAATTTTCTCCTTTTTTCTCAACTATTTATTTTTTTAATACAAAAAGAGGGTAGTGTTTCATTTGAGTACACTCCCTCCGATACATACAATTGTGACAGCAACATCACAATTTCTATATAATCGGACTAATTAAAAGTAGAAAATTAGCCCAATTTTCATAGTTACTTATGCATAATATAAAAACCAAGTCACTCGTACTTGGTCTACTTTGTCATGAAATTAGTAATAATTCTTGTCTTGGAATCAATAATGTCACCATTTGAATCCAATGCAAGATACATAAACCCGTTCTGATTTGGAATTATAAGTTTACCGTTGTTATAATCCAACTTATCCAAATCACACACACAACCTTGCTCATACATTTTTATTCCACCTTGAGTAAAACTTCCTACTTTATGGGTATGAGCCATTACGATTCCAGTAAATGTGCGATCTACACGCAAGAAATAATTGACTGCCTTTTCTGTTGTTTTTAACATACCAGATGAATAATTTAATGGGTGACAGAAAATTACATTACCCTCTTTTATCCACCATTTTTTATCATAAACGATTTCAATATTTGAATCTTCAAACACTTCACGAATAGAAGAGTATTGTGTCTGGGTTTTATTTCTTTCATCATTAACTTTGAATCCATCGTCTACAATCATTTCTAGCGGATCTGTTGGAATGATGCCAAGTAATTCATTTGATAATCTATCAGAACAGTATCTTTGCATACGGTATTCATGATTTCCCATCACAAACATTACCTTTTTAGGTGTAGTCAGATTGATTAAATCAATAATATACTGTCTTCCTAAAACAAGTTCTTCATCAAGATTTATTTTGAATTTTTTAGGAAATGCAGAACATGAAAAACAATCCAATAAATCACCATTGACTATTAAAGTGTCTACAATTCCCTTATAACCTGAAAAAATATCAATAGGTAAATTAAACGGAATATGAACATCTGACACACATAAAATTCTTTCAGATGCACCCTCACAGTTGTGAATATAATTATCATACTCTTCATATCCAACAGCCTGTTTTCTAAGCTGATCTGGTGTAATGTTCAATCCAAGCATATCTCGAATTTCAATCCAATCCATATCTGTTTCCTTGCGCTTTTTCGCAAGACAACATCTCAATTTCCATTCAAAATCTGTTTCATTTTCTAATCTATATAAGTCGATTATAATGTCCACCTACTCTCTATTACTCTTCATCAGACGGAACATCCAGCTCCTCATCTGTTTTTAATGCAACAGTAAAATCAATTACCTGATTCTTAAATGAAGTAAGCAGATCAGCTACCTTTACCTCCTGCTCCATATCATTCTCATCTGTGTATGTAATAGTAGTACAATCCTCTGAGAGTGTACCTGCCTTTACTGTTAATTTGTCTGTAGTTGTTCTTGTGAACTTTAATTTACTAGCTGCCATTTTCCTTTTCCTCCATAAAATTAAAAATTCCCACCAGAACGCTTTCTGCCAGGATTAAAATACATTTGTTTCGTTTTATTCTGTTTTACTTTGATATATTCACGAATATTTCTAATATAATTTTCATCATAACTCAAACGAATATGTGATTCTAAATAATAACATCCACAACGAGTTGGAATTTTATTTGATAACACATTGTCTATAAGTCTATATGACGGATTAAGATTCGAGAGATGAGTATGCTTTTCTGTATCTTCTTGTCTACAGATACGATAGCCATTTTCAGTCTTGTCAATATAAAAACCTTTATATTCAATTCGATTTTTCATAGGCAAAACCTACTTAACATACTTATCTTCGATGTAACGCTTTCCACCACAAGTCTTGTAATATCCAATATGTTCGCCTCTGCGATCTACATATCCTCGTCTTGTGTTTCTAATTATACCTTCGAATAATAATTTTTCAATTTCATTTTTTGAAATGTACTTAATAATTTTCACTTCTTTCTTGATTTATTTCCTACAAAGTAGGATAGTAGTTGGAAATGTAGGATTTGAACCCACGACCTCCTGAACCCAAATCAGGCGTTCTAACCAAACTGAACTAATTCCCAAAATAAAAAATCCCATACCGAAGTATGAGATCCTTACTTAATATGAGCTGAGATATTTGACTCAATACACTAACACTTACTGTGGTTGGACACAGTTTATCACACAAGCGATTAGCTTGTAGTTAGCAACAACACCGATTTTGACATAATCGGCAAACTCTTACCACAAAGTATTATAGATTTTCTTTCTGCACATTCTTCCTTGCGAGATTCATAGGTTGCAGCCTATTAGAGTTGCACGTACTTGTACTTTCTCATATAACACCTTGCGAGTGCTATATGTCACCATATTACAGGTGAATAAGTTGTTTTTCTCTTTGCGGTCGCACACACTTTTGCTGTTTTGTAATTTTCTTTTAAATATTATTTACCTAAAATAATTTGATTTCTTTCAAAAGTATGTACTTATTATGGACGATGAGGTGTACATTTGATCATCCGTACCTTTTGAGTACAGCCCAATCATCACCATCCTGCTCGGATTGCGATCTCCTTGCTTTTTGATTCCATCCCTGTTTTTCAACTTAAGAGATATTACCAAAATCCTATCAGCGGTTATACTTGCGATATTCCCACCAATAGTACACAAATCATACCCACATTTCTGTGTTACTACAGTGCCTATTTCAAGACACCCACCAATCAACCATATTCGCCAACAGTTGTCCTTGAATAGAAGGTTGGGCGTAGATTTTATGTGTTTTCCGTTAAACTGTATTTCACAGTCGCAGCCTTATAATACGATAAGAACCACTTTATACATGTCGCCATGCTTATTTTTGAGATTTAACATCTCCTGATCCGAAACCAACCAGTCCTACAAAAGTAGAAAAGCTCTCCCAGTAAGACTCGAACTTACGACTTTCGCATTAACAGTGCGATGCTCTACCAGCTGAGCTATAAGAGATTAAGAATTGTCAGTGACCATACCACAGGAACTGTAGCACAGCCACCGATCTATAAGAAGAGGAGTACAATATGAATATGTACCAATCTTAGAAATGAACTTTAGAATTGTTCAGAACCGCCAATGAATTAGTAGCGATGGAATCTCTTAGATTTTATCAGTTCCCCAAATAAGCTGATTATCCGTAGGTTTACCAACCTAACATTAAAATTAGCATTTATGGCTGCTTGCACCACATACATTGTCTCTATGGACTTTATTGCCTCAGTATGATACGAGATCTAAATCACTGTTCTGAATTTAATTTGTGTTATATTGTGTCCGTATAGAACGTTGTTCTAATGTCTTTCGACAATTATATATTCTCTGTTTTATCAGCCAAGAAAAGCTGATTTCATTGTGTTAGCCTTTCGGCACAGCCCTCAATCAAGAGGGCTTTTATTTTGTAGTAAAACACGTGTTGCATACTTTTATTCCGCATTTGCATATAAGCGGAGAGGATAGTTATGTTGGTATTGTACGAAGTACACGCAAATTTACACTGTTATACATTGATAAAGCTTCATTGCCCACTTTCTCCTCATAAGTTCACTTAACTACAATCGTTGAAACCGTTGATTTTACTAGCTTTTAGCAACACTAAAGCAATTAAGTCTGTACAAAAACTGTGCATTTTTAACAGTTTTTTGAAAAACATTTTAGCAAATTTGATGAATTTATACTGTATAATACCTTCATTAACAATGATTTATTTTTATTAAGGACAGAAGATATTGATTTTTGATTTCGAATTGAACCAGGAAGAATTTTAAAACAACGATCAATCATCCAAGAAAACAACCCAAGATAATTCTTAGATATTTTAATTGATTTCACTTCATAAATCATGTCATCAAAATCTTTTCTAAGCAATAAATAATCATCATTCTCTGCATCATCGTTTATTTCATATAATTTTAATGAATATTTTGCTATAATTTCCTCAACCTTTCTACAAGTACGAATATTACTTTTCATTTCATATTTAACAAAAAAATGACTCATTGGCAGAGTTGTATCTGTATTATGAAACTTCATTAAATCCAAATCGTATAAGTAATTCATAGGACATTTTAAACTTTCGTTTATGTATTTTTCATTAAAACCTCTTTTGATTATTTTCCAAAACGAAGGATAAAGATTTGTTTTAATATCCATATCATCTTTTATTCTTTTGATTTCACCAGTTAAGTCGATGTCGAATCTTCTCTTTGCGTTATCAATAGCGACTTGAGCCAAAACACTTAATATACATACATAGTCAACATACTTTTGGTCATCAAAATTACATGCATATGTTTGAGCTATTTGAGCTAAGTTGCTTGATTCGCCAATATCCAACTGAGATTTTGCTAAATTATTGTCAATTCCAGCATAATCGTCCATTGATTTACCATATATATTTTTCTCTTTTGGAATGTTATTTTTGATGGTAGGATAATTTTGATAGCATTTTCTCGCATGTTCTACAATATCACATTGATTTGTTGTATACCCACTATCGGAATCTTGATCACTTCCATTGTTTCTATCCTGAAAATCTGTACCATTCATATTTACTGCAACGCACTGTTTTCCAAGGTTAAAATATTTTTCAAGATTTTTATGGTATATATTGTGAAGATATGTAAGATTGTTTTTACTATTAAAAGGACTTCTAAAGAAAGCTAGATATTCACCACTATTAAATCTTTCAGTGTAACATTGAATTGTATTGCTTTCAGCAAAAAATGTGTCATCATTATCAACGTCAGACTCATTTCCTGTGGCAGCATATAAAAGCATTGCATATGGAGATCCAACTATTACTAAATTTTCAGCATTTTGAATAATACGTCCACTTTTCATATTTAACACATATCCTTTAATAATAGCTTTTTTTCTGTCACGAAAATATGAACTCCTTACAAAATCTGGATTTTGATTACACAAAGCAATTAAAACTTCGTAATCATTTGAAAAGTTTTTATTCTTCTCAAGATATTTCAAAAACTCAGAATTGTCTTGTTTGAGTTTATTGATATACTCAACACTTTCCTTTACAACATTTGGCATTATTTTTTCATCAAGAGAGTTTACCATTTGGTAGCTCATTCTCTGAACTTCTCCAAGTTTACTTTCATGTGCAGTTTTCACAATACCAAACATACAGCCGTTTTCATAAACTCGATCACACCAATATTCATACGACTTATCAAATTTCAACCATTTCATAGCATTGTCAGTTGTGATCAATTCAATATCCTTAACAAAATGTTCTACTCCAAACATATCTTTTACAGTAGCAGAATAGTAATTCTCTCCAAAATAGTCTTTGAAAAATTGCTGGATATTTGTGCTAAAAGCTGCCATTTTACAAAAATGATGTCGTAATAATATATATCCATTTCCCCAACTTGGGAAGATACTAGAATCAATTAACGCCTGTCCGTCAAACATCGTGTTCTTCAACTCGTAATTATCAATGTGTTTTGCATAGCAATGTTTGTTTTCATCTGTCTCAATACTAACTACTTTAGTAAAAAATGATCTATCCACATCTTTTAATATTAAAATATTCTTGGGATTAATTTTGACTTTACCAACGACGGCACTGGATATGAGAGGAGCATAAGCACTAATTTCGACTGTAGGAGAATTCCTTTTAGGAAGTCGAATGCCCATATACAAAAATTTAATTGCTTTTTTATAAAGGCGATCACATATAAACATACACGAGCCTTTTTTTGCTTTTCCTGTACTTCTGTAAAGCATTTTGTAATGAATAGTTTCTCGTTTTATGATATCACCGTTTTTCTTTCTGGTAATATATTCAACATTTACACCTTCATTATAAAACAATGTTCTTATTTCTTCTTTTGTGTGTTTGTGATATTTGTCTTTGTTCTTATTTGCTTCCTGAAATAATTGTGAAAGTTTTTTACGTTTGTTCCTTTTCTTTTGAATCTGACTATTATAGCCATATGATTTTGCAAGCTTATATTCAGTTCTCGCATCTCTTGCGACTTTTTGTAAATGTGAAATCTCTTCATCGTAAGAACGAGAACCAAAATTAAATTCCAAACAAATTAAATCTCGTGTAGATTCTTCTTTCCATACCTTTAATCCATTTTCATTTAAAAAGTCACTAAAAAGGCTATTGGTAAACATCGCATCTTTATACTCATAATGATCTCTGACACCATTATTATACTCATAAAGGGTGCTTGCTTCAATATTCTTTATTTTAATTCCATATTCACTCATTTATTATAACATCACCACCTTAATCAAATTTGTTCCCAAAATTCATCTTCATTCCATTCACTATTGCAACGTGAATTTACTTCCATGAAACATTCCTCAATATTTCCACAATTAACACAGTCATAATCGTTACCAATTAAATCGTTCTTACATTTTCTTTTAGAAATGTAATCTGTAATTAAGTCAGCCATTGACTCCAATTCTTCTTTACTATATTTATTCATATAAATTTACCTCCACTTATATATTCTCCAAATGAAATTTCTATTTACTCACTTTTAGATTTTCCTTCGTTGAAAGCTACAATTCCAAATGTATCAACAGAAATTATCAATCCTATTGTTCTAATACATAAATTGTCAACCATGATTGCGAAAACAAAAATGAAAGCAATTGATATAAATGTTAGGAATTTATATATTAACTTTTTATGAAATCTCTTTTTATCAATATAATGCTGTTTATCCTTAAATTTCACATACCAGAAATCTTGTGTGTTGCAAAACTGAGGTAATTTATCTTTTAGTTTATTTACAATTTTATTCATCATGATCCTCCATTTCTTTATAATTGAATCCAAGCCAATTAATTATCTGACCTGTCCCTAAACATCCAGTACAGTCCTCATGCATATATTCTCCGTTTTCATTATCAAGATAGCGTTCACCTTGATAAATACCTTCGCCACAATAACAGCATAGATACTTTGGACGAGGTGGAGAGTAATAAGGACAACGATAATCATGCAGACCGTCATATCTTCCACATATACTACACATATAGTTGTTTCATTCTCCTTTAATACAGTTGCTTAAATTTTTAAGTTACAATTTTTAGATGGGTATTTGTTCACCGAATGGCGTAGAATTTTCTGTACAATGGTGTACATTAGAAATTCTGGCTAGAAAGGGTATCTCAGTTAGATTTACTAGCTTGATATTTTCTCATACGTTCAGCCGCCTGTTTCTTCTGTTCATCTGTAAGTTCACGTTTCTTTGCTCTAAAACTGATTAATGTTTTATCCTTTAATAAATATTTCTTACCTCTACCAGTATCTTGGATGAGAGAGTACATATCAGGACTTTCCTTGCACAATCTATCCAATTTAGTAATATATGTAGAATCTGAAGCATAAATTGTTGCGAATTTCTCATCACGCATTGCATTAATACAAATTTCCTGTTCTTCAATTGAAACTGTCATATTTTTATCTGCCATTATTCATGTCCCTCCTTGTAAGCATCTAATACAACTCTGTTTCTTGCACATGCCTTATCAAATCGCCAATCAGACGCAATACGTTCAGCAATATTTCGACTGCCTTCATAATCGGTGCAAAAATCTGATATACAAATATTTCCCCCATATGTATTCTGGTATTTATGGTTCTTTGATGTAATTGTTATGGTTCTGTTCATTAATTAGTTCTCCTTTTCTGTTTAAGAATTTATTCATTGCAATCAACTCCTTTGAGTGCTGCGTTAATTTGTTACATATGTTTATTCTCTGTTTTATTTACGACTTATTGCCGTTTTTGATTTCTCCAAATGAGTCTACATTATAGATTTCCAACATCTTAGCAATAGCCCATTCAATTTCTTGCTCATATCCTTCTTTATTAAGTACATATACATTTGGTACATTTTGTGGTGGTTTCTTTGGATTAGGTTGAACACTACCAACTTCTTTTTTGATTAGAAGTGGTTCTTTGTCGCCAATAGAAGATGTGAGATATTGAATACATTGATTAATGGTATCTTTTGACATAGAGAGTTCTTTTGACATAGATTCTATACTTCGCCAAAAAGCTTCTGGTTTAGTTTCAGGGTTATACATAGTTTCTTCATTATCTTTATTTTTGGGACGAATGAAAATATACGAATTAATATAAAGAAAAGCCATTAATATATTCTCTTTATTAATACTAGATTCATTCATCATAATAAAATCAAGCTGAGAAGATGTGATTTTTGAGAACTTATCAACAGCATCAAAATTTTCAGGAATGATCTTAATTTCAATTCCAGTATCATATCCAAGCGTGTCAAGATCCTGTTGAACTTCAATCATTTTGTTGTTAATCATATATTCCAGTACATCAAGAATTTCTTGAACAGCTTTCGGTCTGCGTTTGTGTGTCTTGTATCCGTAGAAATTTAGAACTTTTCTAAGAGTAATCCAACTATAGTCTTCGTAAGACCTATATTTATCAATAAGGATGTAAGTAATATAGAATTTACGACTAACTCCATATTTAGTTTTAATGTTTCCTTGAATATAGTTATTTGGAAAACGAGTAAAGTATTCTGTTCTCTGTTGCAATAAAAATTCCTCCTTTATAGGTGATATTTATTTATTCTCCATTTGAAATTAAGTGGAAGAGAACCTTGCGAGCGTTCAGTAAAGTAGGTCTGAACCCCCACCTGTTTGTTTTATTTTTGAAATTGGTAGGGGGTGAAACCCACTTTGCCGAACTGAAAGAAGATATATAACATTATTAATAAGACAGACTATTACGCTTGTATTTCGCTTACGCTTCATACAAGCTCTTTAATTTTTTGTTTGATTGTTATTGGTTGATTTGGGTACATGGTGTTTTGGATTAATGGTTTCATTTGAGTACATGTGAGATCTACCTATAGTGTTATTCTCCATCTGAATTATAATTCTGTTTCAAATTAACGTACTTCTCTGTGAAGATATTATCTACAAAAAATACTGGTAGCTTATCATGATACATTTTATAAATTTCTTCACCTGATAAACTTATCCAAAAATTACTACCTATTTGTCTTTGTTTCTGCAATGTTTCGATTTCTTCCTGATATTTACTATTTTTAATTATTCCTCCAATTTTTCCACAGATAGTACAGTAACTGCATAATGATGTATGAATACGTTCTTTTTCTTCTTGAATAAATACGTTACTTTTAAAATTCCATTTATATTGAATCAGACATTCTTCATAATGATGTTTGTGCTTTGATTTGCGGTTGCTCTTTGAGATATTACTTTCTGTTGACTTGAGATATTTTGGTATTTCGTTTTCATGTATCATATTTAATTCCTCCTTTGATGTATTATTCTCTCTTTGTGAAAATGTGATTATTGCACTATTGTTCTTTTGGTAGTAAAATAAATATATATAATTTTAAAGGAGGAATTGTTTATGAAAAAATTGAAGAGATTAAAGAGGATATTTAGTTTTGTGTTATGCATTGTAATGGTTATTACCGTTATTCAATTAGTACCACAAAATGTTTATGCTGCCAATAAAGTTAAATTGAACTATACAAAGCTTACTTTGTATGTTGGCGAAGTAAAGAATTTGAAAATACATGAAGGAAAAACGGAAATATATTCTGCTAGATGGTCTTCTTCTAATAAAAATGTTGTGAAAGTTACTAATTATGGACATATAGAAGCATTAAAACATGGTTCTGTTAAAATAATCGCCAAATATAATAATAAAAATTATGTTTGTAAGGTTACTGTCAAGGATGCTTTAAAAGATCATGTAAGTTATGAGTTGATTGATATTCCTGAAAATGCATATTCGGGACAGTATAATAAAATGATTAAAATTGTAAACAATAATGATGTTACTGTTAATGTTAATATTTCTATTAAACAATACGATAAGGATGGATTTTATATTAGACAAAACACAAATGATTATATAGTAAATAAAAATACTTATATTATTGCATTAATGGAATATAATAATGGACGTGTAATAGATTTTAATAATCCAATACAATATGACGAACAGTTAAAGATATCTTTGAGAAGTGTAAATAGGGCAAATTCTATTGATATAAAATATAATATTTCTGATCAATATATTGATAATGGTTGGATATATAGAGATATTGTTTTTACTTCACCTATTACTAAATCTGCAAAATATTCTGCGTTATGTTATAATAGTAGTGGAGAATTAACGAGAATAGTTACTGATTATGTTTATGTTCCTGCTAATGAAAAAGTAAAAAAGAAAGATGGATATAATTTGAATTTTAAAGATAAATATGATATTCAAAAAATAAATATATATTTTTATTGATCAAGTATTTGTTTATTGGACTATGGCTTTGGCTGTAGTCCTTTTTTATTGCTGTTTTATATATAGATATCTCTATTTAAAAGGTGATTTGTGATATGGTTTTAATATACCTCCCTATAGGTTGAGATTCTTGAGTGTGGCTTTTGATGGAAAAATCGTTATCGGTGAAAACGCTTATATATAAGGAAGAAAATAGGATTGTTGGTGTGATTTTTGGTAAGATAGAAGTTTGAAATTTAGGGGTTGAAGTGAGTGAAATGGTTGAAAAATAATGGTTTTGACGATATGGGGTACGATAAGGGGTTTGAGATGGTAAAATTGGGATTTTGCTTGATTTTGTTGGAAATTTTGATGATTGGGAGATGGTTAGATTTTTGAGTTGGTGTATGGATGAATCAGCTATAAAGTTTACTGCATTTCCAGCCCATCTAATTAGTTTTAACTACCCCGGGTTAGACAAAAACAGTGGATAATAGATATATATTGACCATTCTTTTTCTGATCATTTGATCAAGTTTGATGTAGTTTTTAAAACTATATGAGATAGTATTGATATTATTATTTTGTATAGTTTAAAACTATGACATATCGTTTAACATAGCTTTTATTTATACAAAACAATTTCTAATAAAATCATAAAAACATGTTGACAATCATACAAACATATGATAAAGTATAGACAAGTCAAGAACGAACCACAAAAAACAACAAATTAGAAAAAGTTCTTGACAATCACAAGCTCTTGTGATAAGATAATCTCAACAAAACAAAGAAAACAACAAAGTGCTAAGGCTCTGCAAACTCACATAGTTGCAATCAAAAGTTTTTGTTGACAATCACATAAACATGTGATACAATTCAAGCACAAATAAGAAAGAAGGTTGATAAACTGATACATATTTAACAATTCAACATGAATTAAAGCAAGCACCCACTAGCAGAACGGCAATTCTAACTAGCAGGTTGCAAGCTAGGAAAGTTCCCAAAACAATTCTAGCATATCCGCTTTAATTCCACAACAAAAATATAAACAGTTCTATTCATGTATAGGTACTGTTTGCCATTCCTAGAGTGACAAGCAAAAGACTAAAAGTGTGTAGGGTTGCTAGAGGTTTTAATATCCAATGTTTCCTCTATACAAAGCACTGCCAAAAGCAGGAACATATAGCAGACAATAGACACAAAGTCTCGAAAAAATAGTGTAGCTGTCCCGGTTTATTACCTTGGACAACAAATTATAGCATTTATTTTTAGCTATAAATACGTGAGAGAACACTCACAAGTGTATACGGTCAAAAAGCCTAGTTATTTTCTAGGAGTGACGTTAAAGCTGATTAGAAACGGCACGAACTTAAAAAACCGCGCTACAACAAAAAGCGTGATTGACTTAGGTTCATAATCATACTTACTAAGTCAATAAATACATAAGAGACAGACACAAGTATAAAGTGGCAGGTAGCAGGGTAACACCTGCTATTCTTGGTGTTGGGTAATTCCAATCCACATGACCGTTGTACCTCTGTGTTCTGTATATCAGAGTTATACATAGTTAGAGGAGCAGATCAGCACTACCAGTCTGCTCTTTTATAGTGTGCATAACACTATGACAATAAATACAATAAAATCATATAGCACCTATGCGTTAAATAGGAGAATAGGAGATACTATGAAAAACTTACAGATCAATTTCTATGCAAAGAACATCACAGAAGAGTCTAAGTCTGAACTTATGACAGCAGTACAGCACGAGTCTTGTAACATGAATATTCAGTTGCTTGATGATTCCATCGCTAAACTTGAGAAGAAGATTGCTAACGAGAACGGCAATTATTCACCCGAAGAAGTACAAGCTTTCCAGGTACAATTAGACTCTGCAAATGAATCACGGGCTAAGTTTGTAGAGACACAGACGGACACATTAGAAGTATACAATAAAGTTATTTCTGCTATGTCACAGAAAAATGCTGATCACTTTGGCAACTCTGCTGATGTTGTAAGAACTGTACTTCGTGTACTTGGCTCATGGGATAACTCTAAGCTTGTAAAGTATGCAATTATTCCTGCTTTTGAATCACCTGAACTTTATGAAGCTTTACAGACAATTCATATTAACTCCAAAGCAGGTGATGACGGAAACCTTGTAATGTCTAAAGAGGTAAAAGAAGCCTATAAAAAGGCAAGCGCAGAACTCGAAACAATCATCAAGAAAACTTTTTCTCTGCCTTTTGAAACTCCGTACACAAGCAAAACAAGGGTTAAACTCACCGCAGAGGACAAGAAGCTTTTGAACGATTGCTATATCAAGGGCTTCAGCAACAAGTTTGATGTAGACGATGAGAAAGGAACTGTCTCATTCAAAAAGCGTCAGATTAACACACTTGTCAAAGCGAAAAAGAATCGCAAGACAGGTGAAGTGACTTATGACTATTCAGGACTTGCAAGCACTATCAGCAATATTGTAATTAAGCATTACTTCGCATAAAAGCAACGTAAAATGTATAGTACGAAAGGCAGAATTTCGGTTCTGCCTTTTAATAGTGTGCATTTTAATAAAAGGAGAGTGAACGCAAATGAAAATGCAAATTAGACGAACACTTGGAAATGAACTTTACCATGGAAAACAATTTCCGATCAATACAATCGTTTTGCGTAGCGAAAACGGAGTAGAGATTTTCTGCTCTGATTTTAGAATGAGAAAAGGCGAAATTACTGTGCTTATTCATATTCCAGGTAGAAAGAAATTTCTCAAAACTGAAATGCGTAATGAATATACAAAGGCGATGTATGACTATACGCAGCAATTCAAAGATGATTCAAAACGCTTGAATTATAAACAAATGATGTCACATGATCGTAAACGGAAATGCGGATCTGGTGGAGTGCGTTTAGGAAAATTCTGTGGTCAAATAACGGATTATGAGTGTACAAAAAATCCATTACATGATTTTAGAAGAGTTTATTGCTAATCACAAGATTTTGTGATAGAATGGAGGTGTATAAAAATGGAGGTGAAATAAATTGATAGTTTATTATAAATTAGCGAATATTTTAAAAGAACGTAATATGCAATGGAAAGACTTATGCAAAGCAGGTATTTCTGTAAACACACCAACAAAATTTTCGCAAAATAAAACTATGAATACGGAAATGATAGATAAAGTTTGTGCATTTCTAAAGGTTCAACCCGGGGATATAATGGAATGGGTAAATGAATCAGATCAAAAGGAAAGAGAAATCCAAGCGAAAATTGATGCTCTACAAAAGCAATTAGCGGAAGTAAAAGCGAATAAGAAATAGCTGAACTTTAAGAGAAACTAAAACAAATGTAAGGGAGGAAACAACTATGTCAACAATAGAAGAAATGCGTAGTTATATGCTCAATGCAGGAATTTACACCAAGGCAGATATAGATAAAATCTGCGACTTAGAACAGCAGTATAGAGATGAATGCCAGGAAATAGCTTCACAGTGTAAGGCTGAAGGTTATCCAGCAAACGGAAGCAACTATGAACTCCGTTGTGCAGAGGTTCGTAAATATTATGATCATGAATTTCAGTTGATAGACGCAAATTATGATTTTGATGAAGAATAATTTGCAAAACACAGCACCAATCAAGCACCCAATTTCCGGGTGCTATTTTTATACCCAAAAACAATTAGAAAAGGAGAACAAATATGAAAAAGAAATTATTATCACTTATTCTTGCAACAGCAACAATCCTTACATCCTATACAGTAGGCACAATGCAGCCAACGCAAACAGTCAATGCCTCAACTCCAAAACAGATCAATGTCACAAATGCAATCCCAATTTGTGACATTGCTGGTTATTTCTATGACAAATATGGATATCTCTGCTTTGAGCTTAGCGATACAACAAAGCAGTTCAATAAGGCAGATGGATATTCATATTCAAAAATCTGTGAGAAACTTCCGCATCTTAAAGATTTAGATGAAAACAAAACATATCCTTTGACAGCGAAAGTAACAAAGGTAAACAAAAAGAAAAACGTTGTCACTGTACAGGATTATAGCGGAAACAAATGGAAATTTCGTGGCTGTGAAGACTATGAAAATGGAGACGTAGTATCTATGCTCATAGATAGTAACGGAACAGAAAAGGTAACTGATGATATTATTTTACAGGTCAGATACAGCGGTGCAGAGTGGTAAATAATAAGAAAGGAAGTAAAAACAATGTCAGAGAAAGCAAAACAAATTCACGTAACCTATTGTGATTATGAAGTAACAAAGGCAAGCAAACCATCACGGATCTATTCAGTCCGAACAGAAACACGGAAACCACACGGAATCAAAACCCACAACATGAGTAGAGCGATGTTAGCACAGACGTTAGCATCGCTTTTTAGTACAGATACAAGGAGGAAATACAAATGATAATTATCATTAAGGATGGTTATGATGTTATTGATAATCGTCCAGAAGCAGAAATCGCACAGTCAGAACGTGATTATTACGAAGATCGATATAACCGTGATTTAAAACGCAAACTCGAAGCAAACAAACATCCATTTGCAAAAAAATTATTAGCTGCATGTGGATTATTATAGAATGGAGAGTGAAAATCATGGCAAGAACATTACGAGATAATCAAGCATCATGGGACGCATTATTCTATGCGATTATTACAGGATGCACAGCGAAAGATGCATTATTAGCTATGGGAATTTGCCCAGATAGCGAAAATAATTTAGCAAGGAGAACAGAAAGAGAGGCGAAAGCAAATGCGTAAAGTGTTACGGAAACAGAAGATTATTGGATTGATCACTATTGGAGTTGCGATAGTTTCTCTTTTTCTTGTAAGAGAAATTACGATTGCATTATTTTTGATTGGAATTGGGTTGATTCCATTACTTAGTCAGGAGGCGATCATTAGATGAAAGGATATGAAGTACCGGATGGATACATGGGTTGGATCAATGGAAAATACCAGCTTTTTGAAAGCGAAAGCGAATATTACGAAACACTTTTAGAAAGAGAAGAGATCTAAATGGAAAGAGAAATTAAAAGCAAATTATTCAATGCATTGTGCAAACGATGTGGAGAACGTAGAACTTGTCATGGGATCTGCGTTGACATGAACAATGCAATGGTAAAGGCAAATGAAATTAAAGCGACTGCAAAATAATTGTGGTCGCTATTTTAATGAAAAAAATTATTTTAAGAAGCGAATAATATATTAGAAAGCGAGTGATGAAAATGAAACATCGGTAAAAGCGAAATGAAGCTATGCTATCAGGCTATACGGGCAAACACATTATAATAAGGAAAGGACAGATGAATTATGGCATATAGAAAGACAAAACAACTAAGAGAATTTGAACCGATTCTGTTACAGAATGGATACAGATTTACACGGTGCAAGGGAAGTCATTTCATTTATATGAATCGAACTTCTCATAAAATCATAGCAGTCAATAAAGACTTGAACAGAATGGTTCGTGAACGATTAATAAAAGAGAATAAGTTACAGGAGGTATAAAACTGTGCAGACAAGAGAAATTAAAGTAGGAACAAAATTCAAGCATATGAAAGAAGAATGGATCTGTACATCGAACGATGGATTCATATTTGAAGCAGATTGTTTGAATAAAAATTGTCCAATGAAAGATTTAATGCTTATTGGATCAAGCGAAGAAGTAGAAGTGATTGAATAGGAGGTGTAAGAACATGAAATGGACAGAGTTATTACGGAAAGATAATTATGCTTTACTGCAAAGCGAAAGTGATACACAGTATGCGGTTGCAAGTGGCTATGATCCAACGCAGCCTGAAGATCAGCAGTGGTCAAGTGGAACATATTTTACTTATTGGAATGACGCAAAGCGAAAAGCTGATTGCTTGCAAAATGCTTTAGATTGTTTTAGAAGTAGAACAGAAGAGAACTATGTAACCAAAGGTCAGAAATACCTTGAAATCTACAGAGAAGATTATAGCGAAGGCACATTCAATGAAATTATTACATCGCTTGGAATTGATAATGACAGAGTTGGAAATGCGATTGGTTGTTATTGCATTGTAGATGAAGAAAGTTTAAAAAGGTAAAAGAATGCGAAGAGGTATAGTTCATGCGATTAAGTGATTTATTATCATATATAAGCGAAAATGAAAACGTTTATGTATGGTTGGATGGAAAAATTGTAGCTGAATATAATGGGAGAGATAGTATTTCTCTTAAATATAATGATTTTGAGGTTGAAAAAGGAAGTCTTAGAAAGTGTGAAAATGGAATCGAAGTTACATTGACAGGAAATTTAATTGTTCCTAAAAGATAATGAGCAGGAAGATGTGGATTTTATTATCTCGATGAATGTAATAGCAGAGTAAACAGATATTTCATAAGAAGGAGGATAGAATCATGAAATACAGATTGGGTTGTTATAACACAGACGGAAGTTTAGAGCATCTTCGCACTGTAGATAATAAAGAGAGTGCAAAACTTGCATACAAACATCTGAAAGAGGAATATGGGTGTACAATCTGGGTTCAGAAGATTGAGTTTGTTGACCCAAAAGAGGAGTTTAAAGAAGCATAATAAATGCGTGTTTCATATGGAAAGGAGGAAACAATATTATGCCAGAAACAAAACAAGATATGTCAAAAACATGTGGATTCTCATATCAGGATAATTGGACAAAGGCAAATGTAACACACGAAATATCTCAGGAAGAGTGGAAAAAGTGGTATGCTACTCATTGTGGTAAGTGTCAGTACATGTGCGAAATTTGCATGTATGGAGAAGAATAGTTAACACAGCAAACGAGATTTACTCTGTGATTATGAAAGTTGGCACTAAATTCGCATTTAATAAGGAAAATGAAAGGAAATTTTAATATGAGTTGGGATTTTGATTTATGCGATCCAGTTACAAAGAAAGTTTTAGAAACAGAGGAAAAACATGAAATAAAAGGTGGAACATATTGTGTCGGTGGTACAACGGAAATGGCATTGAATATTACCTATAATTATTCTGATATTATAAACAGAAAGATGGAAGAACTTGGAATTCTCAAAGAAGATTCATATAGCTATGCATATTATCTTAATGGAAAAACTGGTGCAGAAACAATTGAACCGTTAAAGAAAATCATATCATCGTTAAAAGATGATGCAACTGAAGGAAATGCAAAAAGAGCCTTGTGTGGACTATTAGCGTTTGCACAGTTAAGACCAGATGGTATATGGAGCGTATGCTAACAACATTTTGAAACTAAGATTTCTTAGGAAAGTAGTGAGGAAAATGATAACGGAAAATACACGGAAACAGTTAGCAGATTACAGAAAGCATGGTAAGAAGCTCAAATATCTTATCAATTATCTCATGGGGTTAATTGAGGACGAAGATGATTTCGAGGAGATAATTATAAGAGAAATGAAAGCTCTTGCATTCAACGAGGATGAAATTATTGAATGTCTGGAATATGATTTCGGATTGGATATGAGTTGGCATCCAATGAGTGTAAATTATGGAAAGTAAATAACAAGTAAACGCAAAGGCAGTTAGGAGAATAATCTACTAGCTGCCTATTTTATTACAAGAAAGAGAGGAAATGAATTATGGAATTACGGAATAATTGGTATAAAGCAGATAAGGGAAAACATTTTGTACTTACAGAAAAAGGCAAAGAAGAGTGTACAAGTTACAAGCATAAAACAGTTGGTAAACCTGTAGACGAATATGATTATGAAGCAGTTGAATGGTCAGTTGATAAAGGATATGTGATCGAAACTGATATTCCAGGATGGACAAAAGGACTTAAGGGATATGAAGTTGTGTATTACAACGGAGAATATAGATTATCAGCAGGTAATCCGCAAATCTTCCCAACACGCAAAGCAGCAGAAATTTATAAAAAGCATTATGAAGCATATGCATGGTTCAATAAAGATTTAGTGATTGAAGAAGTTGAATATGATGGTGTTCCATTAAACAAACCGAAAATGTACAAGGGAAAAGAAATTGTAGATAAAGAACATTACTTTGGACTTGATGCACATGAAGTTGGTGAGTATTTCACAGAGGATATGATTGATTCCTTTATGGATTTATTACCACCAGCTTGTATGAGAAGTGATTGTTCACAGATTGGTGAACCATGTTCAAGTAGAATTGATGAAAATGGAAAGGGCAGAACAACATATTCTACATTCAAAAAGGTAGATGATGGAATTTGGGAATATTGTGGAGATTGTTTTAGAGGTGAAAATTATATGCATGGAAAAGATATTCCGTATGTGAGATAAGGAGATGATACTAATGTTAAATATCAAATGGGATAACGGAGTTACAGGATATTTAAGCAAAAGCGAAAAAGAACTGTGTGAAAAGATTGATAGAGAAATCAGTGCTATCAATGCAGTAAGTAAAACGGAAATATCTGTAATAATCAGTATTGAAGGTGGCAATCAATTCCACATAAAGAAAGATACTGGTTCACTGATTGGATATATGAACGCAGAACAGTGTTGGTATGCATTGAAGGGAATTATGACAAGTTTGTTATACATGGAAAGGCAGGTTGATTAATATGATGCAGTACGAAATAAAAGAACCAAATGGGTTTGGAAGTACATGGATAAAAGTAATAGGTAAAAATGCAAAACAGGAAACAATGACAATAGAGATTGTACATTGTGAAAATCCAGGAGGTAAAAATTCATTACCTTATGCATGGTATAAAAATGGTTGGACTGATAAAGTAATGGAAACCTATATTGGTTGCCATACTTATGTACATGATTCTGAAGGAGCTTGTTTTGGTATTTATAATCCAACAACAAAATTAAGTGATGACGGAAAGAGAAGTGTAATCAACTTTGATTGGTTACTCGAAGATACAGAGGAAAATCAAAAGAAAATCATTGAAGCTTGTATCAAACTATTTGAGTCTGCTACCGGCAAGAGTGCAACAGAAAAGAAAATTGAACATGTAATGGAATTTGCAAAAGAAAAAGGTCTTGAGGTTGTATCTGAAATGCCTAAAGGTTGGAGAAAAAATCCATTTGCAACAGATCCATATGGAGCTGTGACTATTGATAATGATAAGCCAATTTTTGCTAATCATAAGAAGAACCCAGAATATAAGAGAATGCTGTTGATGGAAGGAGTGTGATAAATATGTTACCACAGATTCAGTATGATAAAGTATTGCTTGGTAAAATGAAAAGCAATTACTTTAATGCAAAGGCATTATATGAAACCATTAAGGCAAATGCAGAAGAAATTCAGAGAAAAGTTCTTGCAGAGAATGAATTTTATGAAACAGAAGATATTGCGAAAAGAATGGAAAAGCGGGGTGGAGATGGTAAGCCTAAACGTATCCTTGATCCTGACTTAACATATATGATGGACTTAGACAATGAGTTGCCACGATTCATTGATTTATGTTATCCAGAATATGTGAAAGCTGGAATTGCAGATTCAAGAGGTAAAGATTATATTCCAGAAGCGAATGCAAAAGATTTGATGTATGAGGCAGAAAAGCAGCTTATAGAGTATGGAATTGATATTATTCCCGATGAATTTGGTGAAAAGGAAACTCTTAGAAAAGCAGTACAGATGATTAAGTACAGAGATAAAGTACTTGATTTGGTATTGAGATTAGAAAGTGGGGAGGTTGAAAATTATGCAGAAAATAATTGACAAAGCTGTTTTATCAGACGGAACGAAAATACAGCTTGAAGATTGGCATAGCGAAAATTCAGAAAAATATCCAGACTTATATGGGTATATGATAGGTGCTTATCCGAAAGCAAAAAATACAGGGAAATGGGGTTGGGTTAGAACAGGTGAAACTTTTAGATTGAGCATTGGTAGGAACGAGTATGCAAAATATACAGATGATATGGTACTTGCTGATTATGAATCATTAAAAAATGGAACGAAAACACTTGCTAATCTACGAGAACATTTTAATGATGGAGCAAAGCATGAATTTTACTTGGGCTTGATCGATAAAGAGCCTGAGTGGTAAAGGAGCGTGATTATATGGCAAAACATATTATTGATAAAGATAATACATTAAAAGCATTAGGAAGCATTAACACGTTATTATCTCAGTCATTACAGATAATAAAAAAGGTAAATGAAGATGAGCAATGGGATTTTTGTACAGATGATGTTTTAGCAAGGCGAGTTAATGATGCTGAAAGATTAATAAAAGAAATATCAGACGTTGTATTTCAGAACGAAAAAGCAAAGTAAATTGTAATTTACTTAGAAGAAAGGATGAACAAAATGAAAAATTTTATTGAAACATTGTTAAAAGTTTTGCCATTTTTCTTAGGATTAGCAATTAATAGAATTGCAAATAAAATGGGAGTAGATTTATTTGATTGGAAAGTGATTGTAGCAACAATTATTGTTTTTATTGTTTACTTAATGATATGCAAATGGATTGAGGGTAAATAATACAGAGAATAACAAGGCAAGAGGATAAATAAAATTCGTCTGCTTTTTAGTGTAACTAACAAAGAATTTTAAGAAAGGTTAAGGTAAATATTATGAGAGTAAATGAAGTAAGAAAAACAGAAACAATTGAGAAATTAGTAAAAATTGAATACATTGCAGAGGATGGAACTGTATTTGAAAGCAAAGAAGAGTGCAAAAAGTATGAGGAATCAGCGCTGTTTGCACTAAGTAGACAATTAAAGAGAATGGGTAACGAAAATTATATATCACATTGCGACATAAATGATGATTGTAGTTGTGATGAGAAAGTAGAAATTTTTGATATTCAAACAGAAAGGGATTTGGAAAACCTTAAAAGATATTTATACCTTGTTTTAAAGAAAAACGGAGCAAGTGATGATACGGTAAATGATTGCTTTACATCAAAAGATGGAACGAGAAACAAGCACGTATTTGATAGTGTTACAGCAGGTCACGAAGTAATGATTTTCTGGAATTATGATGAGGATTGGTTCTGGGTTTACAATGACGGAAGTATCAATGGATATTGTGAATTTTTCAGAGAGAAGATTACAAAGCTTATTACACCAAAGGAAGAGTAATAATATAGAGAATAAATTAAGGCAGACGCAAACAAATGTGTCTGTCTTATTTATTGGGAGGATGTGAGCGAAATGAGTAAAGAATATTATGTCATTGTACGGAAGTATTATGGTCTTCCTGATTATTTGAGCACAGATTTATCAGAGGAAGAAGATTGTTTTTCTTTTGATACAGAATACGAAGCCAATAAATGTTTAAGAGATATATTTGCAAATGGTGAATGGATGGAAGATGAAAAATATGGAAAAGTAAGATATTACACAGAAAGGAGAACAGAATGAACGGATATGAATATATTTGTGGAACAGCAGCACGGTTTAGAAAGAAGTTTCCGAACTTGTATGAACGGAAAGAAAAGAAGCCTGTGTTCATTGATTCAAGCTTATTAGACAAGATTGAAGATATTCCAGACGAGATCAAAGCAGAACTAATAGGTAAATCAAGAATATCACGGATGAACAGAGAAGATTTTGCAATCAATACAGAGGATGAAAACGGATATAAATATTACATTGATATTGATTGTAGCTGCTATGACTTCTATAAAAACGACAAGCTGATTTATTCAGTGTTACATGTAGATGGTGCAAGATGGAATGTATATAAGGCAAATATCTATGGTTATTATGATGAGTTTCCTGTGAAGTCAGGCAGTTTGAATTGGAGTGAAAACTTAAATTTTAAGCTAGGTAGAATTGACATTAGCACCTATGAAAGTGAGGTTGATTGATATGGAATTAAAATTATCAAATTGTTCAATAGATAAATTTGTGAATTATGCAATAGAGAGAATGAATAAGCATCGCATGGATAATAAATATCATTATTCTTACATGACAGAATCACGATTGAGAAAAGTGTTTCAGTATATGTGTGACAGAAAAACAAAATGTTCTGGGGCTAATTATTATATTTCAGATACAGATGGATTTATTAGTAAATTCTCACAGCCAGAAGAAGAGAAACAGGAGTTAATGGAAGAAATGTTATTCCATGAAGTGTGGTGCAAATGTGAATGGATTTATAGGATCATTGATAAAGAAAGAGAATTTTATGAATCATTAAAAGGATACATTGGTACAAGAAAAGTAAAAGAATTTGAGAATGTAGCATAGGAGGTTGAGCAATATGTATATAGAACATGATTATCATTATATAAATGCAAATGAAAATTTGTTGATTGAAAAAGGTTACGGAAAGATTTCAATACATTCTATTCATTTTGATAGGCATTATTCAGAAGAACAGAAGGGAAAGAATAGACAGATTGCAGAATCTATGACAAGTGAGCAATGGAGTATACATTGTGAAAAAGTCGCAAAAAGCTTTGCAAAACCATTAAATGATATTCTGAAGCAGTTTATAGACAGATATGATATTCACCAGGTTTCAGAAGAGACAGATACGATGGAACATTATAAAAGTGATTGGGATTTATATTTTTGGAGTAATAAAGGATGGAATGGAAAAGATTATATGGACTGTTTCAAACTTGATTTTAATAAGAACAGAAGTGTAGAAAAGAATATGGCTTTGTTAAATGAAATTATTCCACTTGTTGAGTCTATGAAATATGAAAACATAGGTTGCCGTATACAATATGATGCTGTCTTAGACAAAGAAAAAATAGAAAGAGAAGCGAAAGAAATTTGCGAAAAACTTACAGGAAAATTTATAACATATTGTGGAATTGAAGGAAAAATCAAAGTTGTGGATGAAGTTAATAACTATAAAACCTATGGATTTTTTAGAAAAGGTGCAAGAAGAAAGTATTATAAAGTATCAAATACAGAAATAATAGCAATGAAATTACAGGAGGCAATTTAATATGGAAGATAAAGTTGTAATTGATATATTAAAGGAACTCAGAAATGAATTTTTACAGAGAGTTGAAGAATTGGAAGATGCCTACAGAGAATGTGATCACAATTCAATTTGTAATAGAATCTCACAGTTACATGAAGACATAAATGCAATCGAAAAGAAAATTGAAGGAATTAGTCCTAGCGATTGTGATTGGTAATTCCAAAGGAAAGAACTGTTTCAGGATAGAAAGCGAGGAAAATAAAATGGTTGATTATACAAAAATTACTGTATCAAAAAATGGTAAATATCTATTTGCAACAGAGCAAGGACATCTTACGTATCCATTGGAAGCAAAAGTGATTTATAAATTGCTAAAAGAAAAATTCCCAGAAAGCGAAGGATATAAGGTTGATGTGATGATGTGGGAATCAAGAGGATATGAACCAGATTGGGTGAAGGAGGTAAACGATAATGAAAACAATAATTGATAGAAGTGAATGTAAACCATTAAGTGACAATATTGAAGGCAAGTTGGTAGTAATTAAACAAGATTTTTTCAAACCAGAATTTAGAGAAGCAAAATATCAGCTTGTGCTTGCAACTGGAGGTTTTGGTTGCGATGCAAGTAATAGTGGAAATGCAGTATTTGTAACGGAGTGTTGTGAAAATCCAGAAGAATACAGACAAGAAAGATACAACTTGATTGGCGAACCTACAGAAGGAATAATTGCTGAATGGAAAGCGAAGTACGGAGATTTCAATAAGAAAGTACAAAAAGCATTAAAAGGAGAATGATTAGTATGAGAGATTTAAAACCTGGTGATGTTGTTCATGTTCAAGGAATTGTTTGTGAGATTGCAGAAATTGCATGGCAAGAGCCTTGGGATTGGAGAGAGGCATATTACTTAGAGTTTAGAGATGCAAACGGAATATACAGAAGTTGGAAACAGAATTTCGATGGTGGTTATGCTGAATTGAAGGGAGAGTGATTAATATGATTACACGAGAAAGATTTGTAGAAGAAACAAATTGGAAAATGAGCTACGAAGAATACAAGAAATGTTACTGTCCAGAGTGCAAAAGAGAAGAGTGCCCACACAGAGAAGCATATAGAAGAGTGCCTAGGATTGATGGTGGTCTTGGATTGTGTCCTAACTTAAAGGAGGATGATTAAATGGAAGACTTACTAAACAAATTAACAGAAGAACAGAAAACAGAGTTGGGTAATCTGTGCCAAAAAATTAATGATATTTTTGAGGAAAATGATAACTTTACTGAAGATGATGTAGATAAATATGCATGTACTTCATTACAAAATGGAATTTGCCAAGTAATGAATGAGTTAGGCTTATGGTGTACTATATAAACTGTCTGGTGAAAATAAAGGTAATTTAGACCACGAAGAAATGTTCAATACCAAAGAGCAGATGGATAAAAGATATGATGAATTGTTCAAAAAAGGATTTGTATGGCTTAAATCCGACTGCATGGGAACAGAAAAATGGTGAATGGAAACGATTGGAGGGATATTAATATGGAAGTAAGGATATATCAAAACAAGCGAAATAAACAAAAGTACATAGAAGTGCATAATGATGGACATCATCATAATTCTGTTCGTCAGTATATACAGCACGATCAGAAAGTTGCAGGTCATAAGGTTGGAGTTGTTAGAAATTATACTGGCGATGGAAAACTTCATCGGTGGAGAAAAGGTAACTTAAATGAGCTATTGGAAGATTACAAGGAGGTGTGAGTATGAAATATCAGCATATAGAATTTATTGATGGTAGTAATCCTTATATCAGCAAAACAGAAAAGAATTTCAAATGGATGTGTAAACATTATGTTCTCATTCCGATTGCAGAAAATTTCTGGAAAGCAACTGATAGAATTTATTATAAAGTAGTTGGATTTGTAGATAAAGACAAAAGAGCTACTTTTAACAGAAATTACAAATCAAAAGCAGGTGCAATGAGAGTAATTCGCAAGGCAATTAAAGAGAATAAATTTGAGTGTATTGTACTTAGAAAAGAGGTTGAAGATTTACGGAATGATGAACACTTTGATATTTCAGTAAGTACACCTATTAAAACATGGAATTTGGTATAGATTGGAGTGATGGAAATGAGAAGAACAACCAAAAAAGAACGAAAAGAAAATGCAAATAGATTTTATAATATGTTTATGAATAGTAATTGTAATCAGGCAGCTATTGTAGTTGAAAGAACAGAAAGTAGTAACTCGAATATCAATAGGTGCAGATTTATAGCAGTTCCATCAACACTTGCATTTATGGAAAATCCAATAGTAATCGCAGAGTCTGTATCTGGGATTACAGGTTGTTTTATGGAATTATTAGATGATATTAAGCCAAGAAGAGGAACAGAAAAAACATATTTTGATGATGGTTTTAACGATTGGCTTGAAGAAATGTATAAGTTCAGAATTACATATAAGGATGGACTTGTATTTATGTTGGAAAAGAATATTGAAGAAACACAGTAAATAGCAATTTCATTTTAAGATTGGAGTGATTTTATGGACAAGAAAAGTGAAGAATATTTAAGTCAGTATATAAAACTTACTAATAAAATCAAACAGAAGATAGAATCCCATGCAAATAGATACAATATCAGAGCAGAAATATGTGCATGGTATTCAGGTTGGGAAGATTTTTGTTCAGATTGGTGTGATGGATGTGGTTATACAAGAACAGAAGCACGGAAATTATATCATGGTGGTATAGGTGAATTTATGAATTTACCTAATGGAAACGGAATTATTAGATTTGTTATTTAATAGGCAAGTAAACAAGAGTTTCTTTAGAAGAATGGAGGAATAAATATGTGTATGTATTGTGAAAGAAGAACAGACGTAAAATTTGGATGGAAACAACCGAAACTCCCATATCATAGTGATAATCTAAACGAAGGTAGATTGAATGGAAATGTATTAGAAAATGAAAAATGGGACGGGGTTATTCATGATTATCAAACCGCTACTCCAGAATTGATTCTCACTTGTCCTGGTTATTTTAACGGCGAAGGTGTTGGTTCTATTTACATTCCAATAAAATATTGTCCTGAATGTGGAAGAAAATTGGGGGGAATAAAAAATCATAAGAAATGAGGATTTACTGTGAAGAATGGAGGCTATATGATGAAACGTGATTTAGTAGATGAATTGTATAAAATAGCATATAAGCGATATAGAGAAAAATATCCAAATAAAGATTTCGCATCTATTCCCAATTTTTTAGATTCGCTTTGGTTTAGTATTGAAGGTGAACTTAATAGAAATGGATACGATGCTGCAAGAAAATATGTAGAAGAAGCAGACTTAATTGTATTAAGGTGAATAGTAAGAATGGAGGTAGACATGGAAAAAATTGATAATAATATTCAATTAGCTTTCTTAGGTGGTATGAAAGCTGGATTAGAAGCATTAATTCATGGACTTGAAGTAGTAGCAGAGAATAATAACGGGCAAGTATCATTTGAGTTTGTTAAAATGGTTTCTGCTAGTACGATAGCTGATGTAGAATTAAAATTATCTAGTATAGAGAACGGGAAAGGTCTTATAGATGCTTTAAATAATAAAAGCAAATGAAAGATAATTTACAATGCTCAGGATTTGTTATAAAGGAGAGATGTATTATGGTAAGAATTAAAGATGGAAATTATATAGCAATATTCCACGATAGAATGATTGAAGTAAAAGCAGATTCAAAAAAAGATGCTTATAATAAAGCAAAAAGATATTTTGAATCAAGAGAACATAGAGAATTATTTGATGGCGAACTAAAAGTGTGTCAGATACCATCTATGATAGGTGTTCTGGATGAGTGAAATAAATAGAAAAATATTTATTGGAAAGTAAGGTGGCTACATGAATATTGTATTAGAAATGGAAAATTGGATTGTTAATGATGAGTATTTTATCACACAAGGACTAAACGGATATGAAGTGTATGATTGTGGCGATGATACAAAAGAAGCAAAAGACTTATATACGGGTACATTTGAAGAATGTTTGACTTGGATATGGAATAGTATCTAAGTCGAATGAAAGGATGATTTCTTGTTTTAGAAATGGAGGAAATAATTATGAGCCAAACAGTATTTGATGAGAATGATTTTATAAAACGAGTACCAAAAAAGATTTTGGAACGTACAAGAGAAAATATGGAAGTGTATCATATGGATTTAGCAGATTCATTTCAGGAAGCAACAAGGGAATTAGCAAAGAAAGGTACAACTTTGTGGAAAGCATGGTATTATGATGATTTTAGAGAATATGTACCATGTATTTACTGCCCAGAATATTTGGATTTATCAAAATATCCATTAAAATACAAAGGGAAATAATTCAATGAATCGGAAATTTACTTGGAGAATATGTAAGAGGTTGGAATATTCAATCTCTTACTTTTTATGGAAAGGAATAGTGAAGACTATGTTTGATTACAAAGAATTTAAGAAGGAAATGTCTAAAAGAGGGCATGAAGTACATAAGAATGGAAAGTATCTTACAATTATTCCTAATAATAATTACGAGGGATACAGTAAAGGATTTTTGTTTGCAACGGATATCATTAAAGGTTTTGAGAATGTATTAAAGTTACTAAATATGGATCATTTTAATACTTGGATATATAGTGCAAAATTTAAAGTCATGTGATAAAATTATAGTAATGATATTCAATAGTTGGAAAACGGAGGTAATTATTATGGCACAGTTAATCGGATTTTTAATTGCAGGATATTTATGTATTTATCTTCCTTGGAAAGCGCACCAAAAGGAAGAATCTCGTAAGAGGCAAGATATGTATGATAACCTTAATAAGAAGTCTGTTGATGAAATGGAAAAGTGGAGAAAATAGTAATATAAAATAAGAAGAGTGGTTGATGATTATGTTAGGAGGACTGTTAGCGTTCTTAGGAATTTATGCAGGAAGTGCTGCAAAGGCAACTTACGACAATTATGACATGAAGAAAATTACTCGTACAGTTGATAAAGATGGAAATGTTCATTACATGGACAGGTTATGTAATGATTACATCAATGGAGAGCGAGTAAAGAGAGTTGAAACTACTGATAGAAACGGAGTTAAGTTATATTCAACTGTTGGTGTGAATAGCAGTAAAGTGTATGATACTTCTTATGGGAGGGGTACACAGCAGTTATTCGAAATGAGTGAACGTGAAAAGCAAGATGCAAATGAACGTGGTAAATTAGCTTATATGCAATATAATCCTTATTTTGGGAGATCGGTTACAACGGAGATTGCTACTGGTAGAACAATTACTTGTCTTTTTGCATGGGAACATGGAGATAAACCAATTTATAAGAAATGGTACTTCAGACCTGAATGCCAGGATAAATTCGGTTATAGAGAAACTGTTAAAGGCGATTATGGAATCGACATTACAAAAGAAGAATATTATAAGTTACAAACAGTTGGAATCAGTTATACAAATCTGCCAAGTGATCAGAAAGTATTAAACGACTTATGGGGAAGGAATTGCGTAAAATAAAAACAGAGAAGGTGATCCCTTCTCTGTTTAATTAGTCACGTAATTCGAAAAGGTACTAAACCTAATCTTCCAACACAAAAAATATAATAGCATTAAATATTAAATATGTCAATGAGGTGATTAAAATGAAAAAAAACAAATTAACAGCAGAATTTTTTGAAAATGCGATTTGCAAAAATAAAGACATGGAAACAAAAGAATATTGGAGTAATATTTTTAAGTCTAATTTGAAAACTTTTTTGGATGAAGTGGATGAGAATGACTTTAAGGAAATTAGAGATGATGTAAATTCAGATTATCTAATGGATTATAATACATATCAAAATCATTATAGTTTTATTTGCGAAGTGATTGACATAGATATGGAAGATACATATGAGCCTTACAAAAGACAAATGAATAAAATTAAAAGACTGTCTGAAGGATATTCAAATATTGTTCAAAAATTTCCAGACAATATTGATTATAATGTTGAATTTTCGAGAAGTAGCTTGTCTGTATATTTGAATACAAACGTTCCTGTTGCAGAGAATAATATTGATAGATTTATTAATATCGGAGAAACAATTAGAGGGATCAATATTACAGAAACATACTTTGAATATGAAGAAAGTGATTACAAGAATAAAACAATTGTGATTAGAATGTCTGATCACGATTTTGGTGGAAACAGAGACTACTCATATAGAATACCTTGTATCAATATTGTTTTAGAGAATAAATAGATTGGAGTGATAAGAATGAAATCAAATTGGAAAGAGTTAGATTATTATCATGCGGAGTTTTCAAAGTTAAATGACAAAAACTTTGTCGAAGAGTATTTGGGATGCAAAATTAAAAAAGAGGGTAGAGATATATTTACTATAGAACTTGCAAATGAACTTATAGAAAAAGCGAATAAGGCATATAAGGAAAAGTATGGAAAAGATGTTGATTTTAACTATGTTAAATTAGACATGACAAATATAGTTGAAGATATAGAGAATATATTAGATGATGGAGTATCGCACCCAAGACGAGAAATTGGTAAAACAAGAGTTGGAAAATATGATAAGAGAAAAAATATCTTGAGAATTTGGGAAGACGATGTTCCAGTATATGAAAACAACAACGGTAAAATATGTAAAGATGTTTGTGCATTAGCCGATAGTTTGATGTAAAAGGAGAATGTTGTTATGAATAATATTATATACAAAAATGAGGTTAAAAGAGCATATAGAGTTCTTGGGTATAGAGCAGAATCACAGAACACCATTGATATTAATGGACTATATGAAGATAATATGGTTGATGAGATAGAAAGAGATGCATTGTTGAAGTATAATAAAGAACTTGCTAAAAGATATTATTAATTAAAAGATTTAAAACGGAGAAATAATAATGCTATTATACAAAAACGTAGATATTTGTGATTTGAAGTCCATAATTGAGAATGGAATTCTGAGCATGGATGAGTGTGGAAATAATAATTGGGACGAAGGAAAACGAGCAGAAAATGATACATCGGTGGTATATTTATTTAGCCCGATTGGTAAACATAACTCATTCCCTAATTATGGTGCAGCATTGTTGGAGATTCAATGTAAAGCAAAGAAAAATAAAATTGGTAAAACAGATACGCATGTAGACGATTATATAGAATATATTACAAAAAGAGTTGAACCATCAGAAATAAAAAGAGTTATTATTCCAAAAATTTTTAAAGAATACATTTCAGTTCCTCAAAATGTTGGAATTACATGGTGTGAATTGAAGGCAGAATGTTATGGTAATAATGGATTAGAAGAATGTAGTAATAAAATTTTGGAACAGTTCTCAAAAACCGCTCCATTAATGAATTCTACGGAATTTAATTTCTTTAGAGGTACAACTGAAAAACACACGATGATTGATTTGTATAATATAGAATACATATTCTAAGTAAATAATAGTTTCGAATGGAAAATTGGAGGTTGATTATGAGTAGAGATGAAGTGAAATATTATATAGATCATATGGATGCAAATGGTTTATTAAATTTGTGCAATGATATAAATGAATGGAAATATAAATCTGGCAAACTTAAACCAGATTGTACATTAAATCATCTAGCAGAAAATTTACAGTATTGGGAATTAAGAGATTTGGAAGAACTTATTCTTAATGCAGCTCATGAAAAATTTGGGAATTTAGTTAGTTTATTGATAAAGAGTGAACCAAGTATCTATATAAAATAAGTCAATGAAACCAAGTTTTCGTTAGGAGATATGAATATGATTACATTTAAGTGTTTATATAAGTTAACAAAAGAAGAAGTAGCTGGAATTGTATTTGATATCAAAAATGGTAAATCTTATACTGTTCTAGGCTGGGAGAATTATTATGCTACAGATGCAGATATTATTAAGTATTATAATTCACTTTAAATAAAAATTACAGACTAAGAAATCTAAGTTTACTATGGAAGGATGATATTTTATGAAAAAGTCAAAAACACCAACGCTGGATAGAATGGTAGAAATTCAAGAACAGTCACAATTATGCGGAGAATTTTTGGATTGGTTTTTAGGTAAATATACCGTATTTGACAGAAAGCAAAAGAGGGAAAACCCATTTGCTGATGTTATGGGAAATGGAGATTATATTAACAAAGAAAAATTGCTTGCTGAATTTTTCGGTATTGATTTAGACGAAGCAGAAAGAGAAAAAGATATACTACTTCAAATAGAACAGAATAAACACAAAACACATCATTGTAAGTTATGTGGCAACTATATTGAAGAAGATAATCTTAGTGTATGTGACAAGTGCGCATCTGAATATCAGATATAAACCCCAATAACTTTAAGTTTACTATGGGTTTAAGAATGGAGGTAATAGTATGAAGATAACAAGAGAAATGGTAATAGAATTGAATAACGAATTAGCGGTTAAGGGTTGTCCATTCAGATATGAGTATGAGGAGGCAACAGAATATTCACGCATTCCGCAAATGGAAATTGCATTGCCAAATATGAATTGTGTTAGTAGCTACATTATTAATGTTACAAAAGACTTCCTTAAATGGCTTGACATATGGTTTAAAACAAAATATGGGATTGAATTAACCTGCAACAATGATGGGAGTGTCTTATGGGCTAAAAATTTTTGTGAGTAAAAGGCAAAGAAATTTAACTTTCTTTTGGTATAGAAATGGAGAATATTATGTTAAGAAGAAATTTATTTATAGGTATTCCAAATGACAAATTAAAAGAATGCTATGATAGTTATATTAGAGTTATTTGTAAAAGAGAAAATAAAAAAGAGTTATTTTCTGATTTAGTAATAGAATATAAATCTTTTATAGAAAGCAATCATCCTAAAGCAGCGGAAGCAATTTGTGAAAGGGATATGTTTAATGAGATTGCAAGAAGATATTTTAAGATAGCTGATGTTATTAAGGACAAAGATTTTTGTGAGATATTTGGAATTGAGGTGAAAGACAATTAGTAAATTAATACAGAAATTAAATTGGGATATGCCATTTATAAAAAATCAGTGTATGTTTGTATATGCTGAAGCTGATTTAGATTCTAATCAAAAAATGCAAGAACCACTACAAAAACTATATCAGTATGAAAATCAGCCAGATATGAGAGAAAAGATAAGAGAATATATTAATGAGCTTGATACAGAAATTAATAGGTGTGAAAATGAATTGCAAAAATATTATAAGAGTAATGGAGATATAGGTGTTATAAGTATGCAAAATAGAATTCAAGTTTTAATTGAAGTAAAGAATGATTTACTCGGAAGATTGAAAGAGGTGATATAAATGAAACAGTATGAAAAATTACAAACAGATATGCAACAGAATTTATCAATAGATGAAATATCTGGGTATTTATTTGCATTAAAAGATGAATACGTTGCATATTGCAATCAAAATGATAAAAGAGTTGATGATATATATTCATTGGCTTCATTTTTAGACACTGAGTACAAAGAGGTACAATAAATAATGGAACAATGGGATATTACATGCTGTAAATGTGGGAAATTCATTCTAACAGAACAAAAGCAAGATGTGACAGGCAATATAAAATGTGTCAGAGGTAGTTATGACAATGGATTCTATAATGGAATTGAGGATCAATTCTATTGTAAAAAATGTGCTGATAAATTAGGATTGAGGTGATGTAATGTACGAATTTTCAAAAGAGATTATCGAAAAAATCAATACAGCAAAATGTCTTACTGTAAAAGAATTAAGGATAACCGAAGTTGCATTAAGAATGTATGAATTAAATGAAGATATTTTAGATGAATCTACTGGATTATCGAATAACGATAAATACGAATTAAAATATAAGTGTTAAAATAAATGATTTACTTGGAAGATTAGAAGAGGTGGTATTGATGGATAGAAAACGAAATAATTCTACATGGTGTTGTGATCAAATTGAAGAGAAAATTAAAGATTATAAAATATCTCTTATAGAAATTAAAGAAGAAGAAGTAAAAAGACAGATGGAAATTGTAGTTGATGATTTAGAGTCAATTTTATATGGGTAGATTAGAGGGGGTGATATAAAATGACCAATGGCATTAAAGAGAAAGACATTCGTGATATGCAAAAATGCTTTGATAAAATGGAATATATTCTAAAAAGGATTCAGGTATATAATCCTGAAGCACGAATTATTTGTATTGAAAGTGATACAATAGCTCTAGTTAATTTCAATGGTGAGTTTATTGATTCAGCTCCACAAATAAAAGATGAACATATTGTTGCAAGTCAAAACATACCAGCAATGGATAACTATTGTTAAAAGAAATGACGATTTCTTATGGAAAATTTGGAGGTAATAATATGAAGGTACTTGGAAGTTTTATAGATTGTGTTTATGAGTCGCATTTATACAAAGAGGATATTGAAGATATTAGAACAAAACTTATAAGTAGATTGCCAGATAAAAGAATTTGTGAAATGGCAAGTGTGCTTATAATCGACACAAAATATGATATGTATGTTGTAAAAATACGAAGACCAGAACTGAATAGTAGTGGATGTGTTGATATAGAAAAGACTCATAAGAAAATTTACGAAACTGATTTCATCGAAATTTCAAAGAGAGATTACGAAGGATTAGATTGGAGAGAAGCTACTAAGAAAACTGATAAATTAATGAAACCAGGATCGTTTGTTATTTTTAAAACAGATATTGATGTAGATACATTAATCTAATGAAAAGAATTGTTTCAAAAGAAAGGATATGATGTTATGGTTAAGTTGAAAGTTGGAAGAAATATATTAGACATAAGTGAAAATGATTTGATACTTGATAATGGAGCTTGTTATCAAATTGTAACACAAAAAATTGGATATGGATTCAACACATCAGTTCCTAAAATTAGCAAGAAATTATTTAGCGATTTAAAAAACACAGGGTTAATTTTTACAAATGATGAGTTAAGACAGGCTGCTATAAAGAGATATGGAAATATTGTTGAAACATATTGGAAATTTAATATAGAAAGTATGAAAAAATTGGGATATTAAACCCAAAGAAAAATTGCTTTCAAGTGGAGACAGATGTGTTATATAATATTTGTGATAAATTGAAATATAAACATGAATTTAGAGGTGAAACCGAGGAGTAGTAATGATTAATTTGAATTGGTTGAAAAATAAGATATGTGTAAAAGAGATTGTTTGGGATAAAATTCAAATGTACGGAGAAGAAGAACGAAAATTTAGCTATTGGATAATGGCAGCCATCTCCACAGATAATAAGATAGAATGGTATATAAAAAATACTGCCATTGATGAAGTAATTTTCGAAGGAACAACATATGAATCCTGTGTTAATTTTCTTGAAACACTTATGAATAAGTTGGTTGAAACCGGAAAATATAAATATTTGGAATAAGTAAAATAGAAGTAGGGATTTCCTGCTTCTTTTATTTTCCATAGAAATATGGTAAAATAAAGACAATTATAAACTATAACATGAGATGTGCCGTTTTGCGGAAATAATTATAACAGGAGGTTCAAAATATGAATTACGATGAAAAGAAAGATCTACTTAAAAGAGTAAAAGAAGGTGCAGAAAAGAAAGAATTCCGTGTAAACAACATCGAAGAATGGGGATTTATTTGTGGCGCATGGGTGGAATATGTTTTAAAGAACAGTAAATTACCAGATAGAATTTACAAAGGTAGAGAAACATGGATGGTGAAAGAACTTAATGGGAATAATATAGAGCCTTTTAAACAAAAATTGATGGAAACTTTCACAAAACAGTATATGGAAAATGTTGGAGAAACTGAATTTTTAAATGGAGTTTTTCTTGCAGTTATTAGCTATGATCTTGAAGATGGCGAGAAATGGTCTGATGCGGCTGAGATGTTTTCTGCTGGATTGGTTTCGGAAGTAAATTGGTAATTGAAATATAAATTTAATATTATAGTAAACAAAGCAACTAGATTAAGGTCTGGTTGCTTTTTTATTACAGAAAAAGAGGTGATAAAAATGAATATGGGAAATCCAAAAAGAGCATCAAGATTCTTATGTCTTCATTGTATGAAAATCAACCAGTTAGGAAGTGGGATTCAAAGAAATGGAAATCAACGTAAGAAAAAACATATTAAAGATCTAACATGTTTTAATGAAGGTTGCAACGGAGAAATTACAAAGAATGTAGAAATTCGCTGGTGTGACGATTATCTGGAAATGTTTGATTATGCTCAACGAATTAGATCACGTTATTATACGGATAAAGTAGAGAATAATATGTAGGAAGGTGGAATATAGTATGGAAAATTATAAAATTAGTTATAATGGTGATACTCAAATTAAAAATATTCACCATATAGGTGTTGATTATAATGGAAATTATTATAGCGTGATTTTCGGAGAATATGTAAATGGAGGATTCTTTAGTATTCCAAATTGGAATTGCGGTGGTGAGTTAGCTGGGTTTAGTGATGTGTTTTGGAATACAGAATCTATTCAGAAATCATTAAAAAGTAAAAGAGCAGCTAAAGCTATTGCAAAAGCGATAGAAGATTACACAAAGGAGTGATGATTATGTGTTACAAAATAGAAGTACAAAACAAAAATGCTGAAAAGCTTAATAGGAAGTTGGATGAGTTAAACGCACCACAGTTTTTAAGAGATTACTTGAATGAGTTGGAAAGCAAGAACGGAGCGTTAAATTATCTAGTGGCAATTAAAGATTTTTTACAGTGGTTGATTGAAAGCAATATTATTAATAAGAAATCAATTTCTGAAATAGAAGTTTCTGATTTTAGTGACTTGCGACCACAAAATATTAGTTCATACCTTAGATACAAGGAAACAAATGGAATGTCGCCAACCACAACGGAGACAAGAAAAAATATCATTAAAAGTTTCATACAGGATATTTATTCATACAGAGAATGTTTATTAAGAGAAATTTATAGCAACATAGAAGATTTTTACAAAATGATTAAATATAAAGGAATCCCATCTGGTAATAACTTGACTAAAAAACTTCCAACAGAAAAGCAGCTTAATGATATGGAAGAGAAAATAATGTGGAAGAAAGATGAATGTGTGAGGAATAGGAATATTGCTATCTTTCGAGTTTTAAGAGGAACTGGAATAAGAGAATCTGAACTTGCCGGTTTGGATTTATCAGATTTACATTTAGATGAAGAAATGCCATATATTACTATTCTTGGTAAAGGTGTGTACAGAGAAATGCAAAACAGAACTGTATATCTTAGCGGATCTGCTCTGAAGGCATTAAGAGAATGGTTAGAATACAGAAGTACCTTAGATAATATTGTAGATACGGAAGCAGTTTTTGTAAATAAAAACGGTACACGTACAACAGAAAGAAATATCAAACAGATATTTGAAAATTATGGCAATGGAATTACACCACATATGATGAGACATTATTATGCTAGTGTAATGAATCAGAATGGGAATCTTGCATTTGTACAACAGCAGCTTGGGCATAGTAGTGTGAATACAACGGTTAATAATTATGCAAACGGAGCTGTTGGAATGAAAGAAAAATTAATGGAGATGTGATTATGGTTGAATATATTGGAAATAAAATCAGAACTGAAAAGAGAATAACAGTAAGAGGACTGGCAAAAGCTGCCGAAGTTGCTCCAAGTACGATTAGCAAGTGGGAAAATGGAAGTGCTGTTCCTGACTTAGCTGTACTTGATTTGGTTGCCAAAGCTATGAAAGTGAATCCGTTCGATCTTGTTAAATTTGTGTAATATGTATACGACACTATTTCTTAGTGTCGCAGATAAAAATATCATTTGGTGTGCAATTTAACGCCTGACATATTTTCTCTATGGTATCAAAACGAATGCTTTTTGTTTTTCCATTACAAATGTCACCAATATTATTACTAGAAATTCCAGTAGTTTTAGATAACCAATATTGAGTTTTTTCTTGATTGTCAAGAATTTGTTTAAGGTTTATTTTCATATTTATTTTCCTCCTTATAAACTACCTATTGGTATAATAGCAAAAAATATTATATTTTTCAATAATATATCTTGACATATGATATGTATAAGTATATAATGCAAAGCATAAGAAGTAGACAAAAGATAAAAACGTAGGACATTACATAAGAAGAAAGGAGGTAAAAGGAATGACTGTAAACTTTGGGGATGTTATGATGATTGACTTTGGAGAAGACAAAATTAATTCGGTTCAAGTAGGAGTAAGACCAGGTGTGATCATTCAGAACGACATCGGGAACAAATATTCTCCAACCTCAATAGCTGTTCCTTTGACCAGTGAAATCAAGAAATTAAATATGCCATGTCATAAAGTCCTACATATGAATGAACAAAATGGCTTGACGGAAGATTCAATGGTGCTTGGAGAGCAAGTAAGGGTAATTGACAAAAATTCGATATTATACAAAATGGGCACTTTAAACGATGGTGAATGTGATCTTGTCGTTAAAGCATATTTTGCAAATGTACCTAGAAGGAGGGTTAGTTGTGGCTGAATATAAGACTATCACAAAGAAAGAATTGACAGAATTGTTAGATAAATATCCAGAAGATAAAGAGTTTAGTATTATCCAAACTCAACTTGGAATGACAATTATTCCATTAGGAGAGAGGATAGCAAATAAAGTAGATATTTTGGAAATTGCGAATGCAGCAAAAACAATGATTTATTCAGAGAATAAATTTATGTCACAGGTTGATATGCACAGTGTAAGACAGGATATATTTAATATAGAAAGAAATGGAATAATGGATACGTTGTTGCTACCGAGATTTTCTAATAAGGAATAACTTTAGTGTCCTGATTATAGGACACAATACATATTAAAATGCAAATATGAACAAGAAATCGAACAAACGTTTGCTTTACACTTGACACAAACACATGTTTGGACTATGATTATTGTTGTAAGAGAAATAATGGAAATAAAAAACAGTCCGAATGACGTGGCTGCAACCACATATGTCACTCAGACTGTAACTCAACCAACCAAGATTAAGTCATTACATATTTTGGCATAATTTTCCAGTTATGTCAAGTTCAGTATGGCTAAAATCATAGCCTATTTCCAATATTTTATCAAAATTTAATATTTTAGGGCATTCGCCAAGCGGAGAAGGCATTGCACTTTGACTGCAAAATTCACCAGTTCGAATCTGGTATGCCCTGTTATGCGATACTTCCAGACCGGGTTCTATCGCAGAACGCAAGAATTAATCATTGTAAGAGCAAAATGTGTAGTTGCTATAGTTCTACCATAGTTTAATCCACTAACGGATTACAAGCTGATACTATAGAACTTCCTGATAAACTTGCGATAGTGTCAGCAACTTGGATCATTAGCACAATTGGTTAGTGCATTCGGCTCATAACCGAAAGGCTCAGAGTTCAAGTCTCTGATGATCCATTGCTAAATCAAACAAAGAGAGGAGATGATTACGTTGGCACAATATGTAATTACAGACGGTTCTCGTTGGATTATGAGAAATCGTAATGGTAAATATGTTCCAACATCATGCGAGGCATTGGCTGATACATTTTCAAACAAGGCAGCCAATAATTTATATAATAACTCGCTACCAAAAGCCTTGAAATCAATATTTTATATCCAAAAAATTGACACTCCACCTGATAATGTAAAGCAGATTACTCAATCGGAAGTGGAAAATAACACTGAAAAGGTTATGGTTGCCGAAAATATTCAGAAATGGATCAATAAAATAACTGATCTAAATGGATTGGCAACAGATGCATTACATAGAAAAGAAGAGTTGTGTGAAGAACTTAGCTTTATAGATAGGGAATTATCCGATATCAATCATTACATAGAATTTTGTAATCTTAATGCAGCACAAGGATGGAAAGCATATAAGATGATAAAGGAACGGAGGATAAAAAGAAGAAGTATTAAAAATGAGATACAAATTCTTAACATTATTCTTGATAAAAAGATTTCTGACACAGTTACAAATGAGATTTTGGAATTCATGTCGAAAATGGACAAGCGTACATATGAACCACGAGTAATGAATGAGTTGTTTGATTTATAGGAGAATATACATATGATAATATGCAAAAATTGTTATACACCTATGGTTGGTGTTATGTCGTTCTCAAAGGACAAGCATGAAAGATTTTGTAGATGTCCGAAGTGTTGTTTAGAGACACGACATATAAAAATCAATGATAACGAGTTGAGTTTTGGAGAGGTATTACATAGAGAAATTAAGAAGGGAAAGTAATTATATAATGGAAATACAACAAATATTGGAATGGTACTGTGATAATGAAATGTATCGGCTCAAAAAGATATGCTACCCAATGTTGATAAAGATTGGAGGTATATCGGACAAAGATTATGACGACTTTTACAGCATCGCTTTAAGTGTATTATCAGACACTGCATTAAGATTTGATTCAGAAAAAGAAATAGATTTTGAATCATTCTTAGCCAGTAACATTAAGCGAAAGTTTAAAACCGAGATTCGTGATCGTAATCGTGAAAAACGTATTCCTGCTAAGAAACTTGAGAGTACAAGTAATCTTGTTACAGAAGATGGGTTGGAACTTGGAGAAACCATTCCATCAAAGTTTGATACATATGAAACTGCTTGTGAATATTTGTTTGAAGGTACTAAAATCCAAAGATATTTGGATAAGTTATCATATACACAACGCAAAATCGTTTCGTTGTTATCTGATGGATATAAAGCAAAAGAAATCAGAGAATTATTACATATGGATAGTAAACAATATTCTAATAATCTTGCAGCTATTCAGGCATATGAAAATGTAAAAATTTTAATGTAAGTATAGGAGGAAGTATTCATGGCAAAGAAAGTAAGAGAAGAAAATATTCCATTGATTAACTATACCAGTGAGGTAAAAGATGGAGATGTTAATGACAATCAAGATGTACAGAGGTATTTCTGTAGCGACAAACCATTTGTTAATGGAATTGGTGTTACGGTCTTAACTGGTGATTATCTTCCACCTTTAATTTTAGCGGAAGTTCCTTTAAATGAAGATATTGTACAGAAATACATTGTAGACGGACTTCAGAGGACAACTGCGTTGATGCAGATTAGGTATGGAAATCATAAATTTACTGGTGCTATTGAAGATAGCGAAATTGAGTACCAGGAAAAGCAGGTAGATAAAAATGGAAAATTTTTAAAAGATGATGATGGGAATTTTGTATGGGAAAAGAAAACATTTGATATTAAAAATAAAACATATGATGATTTTCCAAAAGAACTGAAGAAACGATTTGACAATTATCAGCTCAGAATTGCCACATATCAAAATTGTGATATGAAAAAGGTAAGTAAATTGGTAAGAAAATTGAATGTACAAAGAGGAATGAATACAAGTCAGAGAGCATTGACTTGGATTCCTACATATGCAAGAAAAATTAAAAACATTGCTGATGAAGGATTCTTTAAAAATAGTATTGAGTATTCTGACACCGCCAGAAAAAACGGAGAATATATTCAGAGCGTATGCCGATCTGTTATGAATGTTTTTCATTTTGATGACTACAAACGTGGTGCAAAAGAAATATGTGATTATCTCGAAGATAATAGTAACATTGAAGAATTCAATACAGTCCATGAATATTTTCAAAGAATCGAAGCAGCTTGTAAAGATACTTGTAAAGATATTCTTGTCAAAAAAGATATTCCTGTATGGCTGACAGTATTTAGTAGATTTGCAAAATGTGGTTTAGAAGATAGCAAGTTTGCAGAATTTATTCATGAATTATCAGGAAAATTACATAGTATTGATGTTAATGGTGTTAGTTACGATTCATTAAATAAAGAGTCTGGTACTACGGATAAAAAACTTGTAGTTGCTAAAATTAATACATATACAGCTTTGATGAATGAATTTTTACATATTGATACAAGAGAAGTAAATGACACAGAATTGGAGAATAACAATACAGAAGAAAGTGCTGAAGATAATACGGAAGAAAGTGTTCTTTCCTTTGTTCAAGAAAATGCAAATCCAAATGTGACAGACGAAGATATAAACCTTTACACAGACATGGTAGAAGATTGTGTTAAGATTGACGATCCAGTTTATAAAGAGTGTGGAATGGCATTAGTAGCACTCATGGCATATGCTTGTCAAAATGATAAGGATCAGGATTTTGAAAAATGGATTGAGAATTACAGAAATAAATCTGATTTTAGTTCATCACAGAAAGTTAATTATACATATATGAAACGCAGCTTTGATAATTTTATAGCAAATGCGTAATCAATTTGGTAATAAGCAATAGCTTTTACATAAAAGATGGGCAACGATATGTCGTGAAGTTGCTGTTGCCCATCTCGCATATCAACTAGGAATAATCCAGAAGTCGATATACATATATAGTATCTCATTTCTATGGCTGAATCAATATCCAAATGACATTCTTCTCGTTCTGAGTTGGATTATTCCATTATTAAAAATGGTAAATGAACAGAAATTAAAATAGAAATATCAAAATAAAGTTCGTTTCTTTAGAAGAGAGGTGAAAGATGAAAATTATGGGAACAATTCGTAGATTTGACGACTTAGGTAGAATAGTAATTCCAAAGGAAATTAGAAGACTGGTGTTTGGAAAAGCAGACGCAATTGGTGAGCCAATGGAAATATTTATTGACGGAGGAAATGTTGTACTCCGAAGATACGAGGAAATACAAACTTGTAAATGGATAAAATACGATTATAGAACGATTTGCCCGAAAGAACATGACGATGCTGATGATCCATATTGGAGGATACCTGAAAATATGGCAAATTTAAAATATTGTCCTTATTGTGGCAAAGAGATAGTTGTTGTAGATAAATAACAGTAAAGTTCGATTTCATGTGGAGGTATAAAGTATGACGAATTTAATAGATATTTATAATGAAATTGAAAACAGTATTAATAGTTTATACGATTTTGACTTGAGTTCCCAATATAAAAAAATGATTGATGGTTTGAACTCAGCAATAGAAGATTTATATAAATATTACGGTATTAGAAGATTAAAAATAGATATAGAACAATTTCATAAGAATGAGATTGTAAAAATTGAGCAAGGAGAAGGTGGTTGTTTCTTACTTGGGTTAGATGAAAATGATTCAAGAATTGTTGACTTATACGAACATATGGACTTGTCGATTGATGAGCTATTTTTCTAATCACAAAACAAGGAGATCGGTAAAAATGGAAAATATAAGAAGATGGTTTGAGAATGACAAAGTAAACAATGGTCAGGATTACGAGATTTATGAATACGAAGGTCATTTAGAAGCAAGAACAGATACAGTTATTTTTATGATAGTAGAGCCTCATAGCGGAACTAGAAACAGATGGTTACTTAGAGTTACAACAGAAAGTGCTTTTGACAGATGGGCTAATTCAACTGCTGTTGAAAAGTTTTTCAATACAGATATTGAACTATGTAATTATTTACATGAACATCAGTTAGATATTTATAAAGATTTGATTAAATATCTGTCAAGCGAATATGATGATATAGCAGAAGAATATTAG